ACTAACAGCAGCCCGTTACGTTACATGCAAGAAAGGAGAGAGCACAATGGTTAACCTTCCCGCAATCGAAGCACTCGCGTCTGCGATTGGCTACCTTGCAGCCCGCAACAACGTCCGTGCCCTTGCTTCTCTACAGGAGGCTCTGTGCGCACTTGGCCTGGAGTGGCTGGCGGTCGAGGACAACGTGGTCAAGGTAGCGCGTGGGGTCAGAACCACACCAGCGCCGTCGGATCTTCGATGGTGGCCACGAACGTCCGAGAACTCGTAAAAAGATAAACTCTATCCCCTTGACAAGAAGAAGAGGATAGAGTACATTACCAGTAAGAAGAGAGATAAACATAGATAGAGGATAGATAGCATGAGAAGAGAAGCTATATTAACAGAAGTAGTTATATGGATGTTCCAAGTAGCTATGCACGTAGGGATGATTGGATTGTTTGGATGGTTGTCCTATAAGGTAGGGATAGCCCACGAACTCTTCCAGCCTGATAACTGGTCTACTTATGGCTTGTGTGTCTTTGCTGGCGTTGTGGCGGCTAATGTCGTCGGTTCTATGATGGGAGGAGCGCCTAATATCGCTTGATTTACTTGACAGCCCTCTGACTGATCGTAGTGTCACAGGCGTGTCAAAATTCTTTGACAACTCTATAAAGTTTGGTTATTAGCCTTTCAGGGCGTGTTCCGCTGGCGTGTGGTTGGGAAGTGCGGTGGTATTTGGCCCCTTCTCAGCCACATTGTCAAGGACAGGAATCGTCCGCATTATCGATCAGCAGGGCATTGACAACAACGGCCAAAAATGCTATATTTGATGAGAAGGAGATAAAGATGAACACCCCGGCAACACTGAATGATCGCTATCAGCTTTATGTGGAAGCGATGATCTCTATGGGCCTACCATACGAGTGCTTCGATACTTGGCTGAATAGGTGATTTTGAGAATGCCCACCACCAGGGCATTCAATAGCCCATCGCCCTATACGAGAGATAAAAACAAAATAGCTTGACAAGCGCCCACTTTCAGGTTACATTACTTGTGTAATCAGACAGGAGTCAGCATGAACATCTTCGACGCCATCCACACTGCCCACGCCCTCTTCCTGAGCGAGGTCACCGTCGAGGTACAGCGCCCCTCCGACGCAGCCATCACGGCTGCCCGGCAGAAGCTCGACGGCGAGACCCTCGCACAGTGGTCGCCCAAGATGAAGAAGTCCATCACCGCCGCCCGCAAGATGATTGCCGATCACGCTTGACAGCAGCCCGGTAACGGGTTACATTACTTGTGTAATCAGACAGGAGCACGCCATGACCCTCATCTTCGCCATTGAAATTGCCGTTGACCTCTACCTGAGTGTCGACGACCCACAAGGGCGCCCCTCGGACGCGGACATCGAGAAGGCACGCCGGACGCTCGACGCATCGCAGCGGTTGGCGACCACTGCTTCATGGCAGAAGTCCGCAGCGGCAGCACGCAAGATGATTGCCGATCATAGTTAACAGAACCGTTTAGTTTGCGCAAGGGGGGGACCCCCTCCCCCCTCCCCGGAGGGTAAGTCCCTATAGCCCAGGGGCGCGCAAAATGCGGCGCAGATACGCTCACACCCGCGCCGCCAAAATCCGAGATTATGCCCCCTAGCTTACCCGGCATTTCGCGGTAAAAAGTTCCAGACACAAACACCCTACCTCAAAAAACCCCCGGTAAAAAAAATGCCAGACATAAAATCTTCCCAAATCCAAACCCGAGAACAAAGCGCAAACTATTTACACCTACTAACCGTCGAGACACAAGGAGAACAAGATGGAAATAACGAAAAAAAGATTAAAAGCAATCATAATGGAAGAAATCAAGAACATGCACGAAGCAGGTGCCTCTAGAACAGTAGGTGGTGAAGCAGGTCTACAGCAATTTTATGCGGACAACGACCTAGATCCAAATAAAGACAGAGCTTTTATGAAGGCAATGCAGAAAGTTGGCAGTAAGCGCCCTAAGCGCATAAGACCATTTGAGGAGGAACTCTATGACATCTATAATTTCCTAATAACAAAAGGTCTATATGATGAGAAGATGTACCCCGATGGTTCCCGTAGTAGAATGCCGGAGCCCGGAACAGGTGATCCCGAAGTTGCTCGTGCAGAACTCGTTAAAACTCCCGCTGACCCAAAGGCGATAGACTACGTTCTTGAACGATTGTGAGATAGAAGGTTCACACACCACATGTCGAGAACACAAGAATCCCCAGCTTCAGTAGAGGTTGGGGATTTGGTCGTCTTAAAGCACGATTATTTCCGGCAAGTAGGCTATGGGATAGTGTTACATCCCAGCATCATACCCCAGAAGTGCGTGGTATTCTGGTTGAGGCTGTCTATAAGCCAGACAGAGTTCTACAATGATTTAGAAATACCACCTTGCGGTCCTCCCGCGCGTGCGTTATAATAGTAGTATAAGCCAGATAATTTCTTTGGAGGCACTGTGACGTGGAAAACTTTTTTAATTGCATTCTCGGTAGGCTGTGGCGGCGACATTGCCTATTATGATAGTGGAGAGCCGCTGTATCCTATCGAAGAGTGGACGTGTTCTCATAATGAGTCCCGTTATTCCGCCTATGTGGAGGCGTCTACTATTGATTTGGAAGAGTGGACGGCAATAGACTTCTTTATTCACGACCATGATAGCAGCTATAGCTTGCCAATGAAGAAGCACGAAGATGGCTACTGGCGAACCTCTGGGAACATCTATGAGCTTGACTGCAATTCTGACAATTTGGGCACCTTTTGGGTCTACTACGAATTGTGATTTCTAGTGTGTTTGAGAGTGCGCCTGTAGTGGCGGTTTTGACGATGCGGAGGTGGAAACTTTTAGCGCAAGAAAAAGTTGCGGCAAAATAGGTGGTAAAAGAAGATAAATTTTTTGCGTGCTTTGATTATGAGCATAGGGGTTTACGGACTATTTAAGTGTGCGCTCCCGTTGTTATGTGCTTGGGAGTCTATAAAGGAACTCTTATAACATGTTTAAACTAAAATCTATCTTATTTGCTCTCGTTTTTGCTTTTAGTAGCGTCGCTCGTGCTGAGGATGTCATCACTGAAGCCGTTTCAAATCAAAATGTTGCTCTCATTGTCTCCGATGCGAGTATGTCTATGACGGAACGCAAGGTTCGCACTGCTGCGGTTCGCGTTTTCGCAAAGGGCGGTGGGCACGGATCTGGTTCTTACATCAAACATAAAGACTTCCACTTCATCTTGACAGCACAGCATGTCGCTGACGGCCCTGTTTATTCTGATTATGTCGTAAAGAAGGGCGAAGAGTCAAAGAAAGCAATCCTCGTTTGGTCTGACAAAACAACTGATATCGCCGTTCTTATGTTATTGACTCCATTTGAGACTATCACACCGATGTCTTTCAAGATAACTTCCGACATTCCAGAAGTGGGAACAGAGATTTCTTACTCTGGTTACCCCTCAAGCCACCAGTTGATGTCTATTCGTGGCAGAGTCGCTGGTTATGAGCAGAAAAATGGTGCCGGAACTCAGATAATGCTACACACCTACGGGTGGTTTGGCTGTTCTGGTTCTGTAATCTACAATAAAAAAGAAGAAATCATTGGAGTTTTGTGGGGAGTTGATGTAGAATACTACCCTGGGATGGCTGTTGTTGAAGAGATGGTTTGGGTTATCCCGGTCCAGAAGTTAAAGATGGACGAAGTCGTAGAAAATACCTGTAAAACTAAGGGCACAAAGCAAGACCTATCTCGCTTTTGTAGAAGATAAATTGAAATTATTACTTGAAAATTGGAGAAAGTTTATTAACGAAGCCGACGATTCTAACTTCACGGTCTCAATGGACCCTCAAGACTTTTTGACCCTAACCTATCAGGACGATGCTGACATCGAAGGCAGATCCGACTACATTATTGGAATGCCGGGCGGTTTTGATAAGGCGAAAGCCGGTAAACTATCTCTCGTTATCAAGAAGTGTTACGGCGACGATGTAGATAAGGTAATTTCCCACGCCGGGCGCGCACGATCTATGGCTGCTATGAAGTCGAGCATCGAGCAAGTGCCCGTAATCTTGACTTTTGTTAATTGTGAAGAGCAGCCTGTTCGTGGAATGAGCAGCTTAAGCTTTACTACAGGCCGGATAGAGGGGCAATTTGATAATTCTTCTGTCTCGGTGGACAAAATAGGCCAACACGAATCCCAAGGCATCCTTGATCTTGACACAAAGACAGAAATGTCAGTAGGAGAATTGCTAAAAGTCCTACGAATTGCTTCTTTGGAGAAATCCAGAAGCAACTACAGAATGGCTGACCTTGTTTTGGACCTAAACAAAGAATATAATTTTATGTTCTCGGGCGGACCTGAACAGGTGAAGGTTATAGTGAGAAACGGACTTCGTTTTCCGGGGTTTGAGTCAGATCCTCCCGAAGATTCCAATGTAAAAGTCTTAAATAAAGAATAATAATGAAACTCCTACTTGAAAATTGGCGTGCCTATCTGGATGAAGAGCAGATAAACGAAAAAATGATGCTGAAACCCGGTCCACAGGGCTGGGATCTCTACGCACAGATAGTTGGCGATGCCTATTTAGCTGCTCCCAGGTTTGAACAGAGGGCAGTTCCGCATTTTCAAGCTATGATACCCTTTCTGGAAAAAATGTTTAAGAGGATCTCAAGCAGAGTAGACATAGAATTCGTTGATTACCACCCCTACAACACAGCAGCAGAGCTAAGGGATTCGGTAAAGAGCACTGGAAAGATGAAAATAGCAACAATTGATGCTGAAAACGATGTATTTGATGAGATCACAAACGCAAAATTCAGAGCGGTCCACGATTATATGTCTCACATTCAGGCAATTGGTTCAAGAGGGACTGAATTTGATTTGAGAGGGGAGCTTGCCTCCTATAATGCTCACCTCAAAACAATGCCACAGGAGTCTATTCCTGCCTTATTTACCGAGATTGTCGGACAGACTTGTGCCTATCACGCTGGTGGTGGCACTTTCGCAGAACAGAAGATCTGTCTATTAGATGGCTTCGATTACACCAACCTTGGTGTTGTCGAGGGTTACGACATAGTTAATAAGGAATTGGTAAAGAAATGAAACTACTACTTGAAAATTGGCGAAATTTCTTGACTGAAGGAGATGTCTTGCGTATAGGGGCGTCCAATAGAAATATAGAAAATCAAAAAAGTCCAGAACTCTATGGCAACTGCGGAATGCTTGCTGTAGCTCTTTTAGAAGAAGGTATTAAACGCAACAAACAAGTGCAGGTCGTTTTCCTTCATAGCGCCGAAGATCCCCTTGAAGACGAAGACTATGACTTATATCATGTTGCCATGTATTATAATGGAAAATATTATGACGATCGTGGAGAAACTACAGAAAAAGAAATGTCTAGCCTAGTCCCCCTCGGATTAACAACTCCACAAAACGAGGAACCCCGCCAAGGGAGAGACTATAATCTAGATTCTTATATAGTTGATGATATGCAAGGTCTTGACTATATTTATAAAATAGTTGAGTCCCTTACAGGCTGGTCAAAAACTTGTGATGAATATAGGCAGAGGTCCATAAAATTTTGGGATGGAATAGACAATGAAACTACTACTTGAAAATTGGCGAAAGTTCTTGACTGAAAATGAGGCAGCTTACTTCCCTTGGTTAGAGGAATTAGAAAACAAGGGCGGAAAAGCCCTTATGAGTCCCGATTTTCAACAAGCAGGTTCGGGAGCATTCCGTGTTGTCTTCAAACCAAAAGGAGATGAGGAGCACGTCATCAAGCTATCGAAAGATCCTCGCAACAATTGGATGAATAAGATAGAGTCTGAAACGGCCAACTCTTACCCTGATTTGTTCCCCAAGACATTTGCTCACGCTGATGACTGGGAATGGATTGTCCAAGAAGCTGTCGAGGTGTTGAGCCGAAAAAACGAACAACAAATGCGTGTTATGTTACAGAAGACTTTTCCAAACATTTATGTTGTCTTCAAGGGCGCAACTATAAAAGATTATGAACTTTTTCTCTTATGGAGCGATATCGTAGATGCCGCCAAAGGCCCTTACGCAACAAAAGACCAAAAGATTTTTGATTTTGGAATAAAAAATGAAAAAGCCTTTATTCAACTTGCTTCAGCTATCTCTAGATTCAAAATAGACAGCGAAGATCTGGGTTATGGCAACATAGGGATAAATGAACAAGGACAATTAAGGATCTTAGATGCCTCTGTGCTCTTTAGACCAAAGGAATAATTATGAAAATATTACTTGAAAACTGGCGGCGATTTATAAATGAGGATGTGCGAGTCACATTTAAAAAAGCAATTGATCTGGTCTGCCCTCCGGCAACGCAGGACTTGAAGCTTAACACAAAGAACCGTGATTCCGCAATTCATACTGAATATATCCAGTATGGCCCTTTAAATGTAGATAAGCCCGGTGACTACTGGGAGGAAATAGCAGATTATTGGGACTCAACCGAAGAAGCAGCCGAAGCTTCTAACTGTGGAGTTTGCACTGCTTTTGACATCTCTCCTCGGATGCTGGAATGTATGCCCGGAGAGACATCCGATGACGACGGGCTTCTCGGCTATTGCTGGATGCACCACTTCAAGTGCCACTCTGCGCGAGCTTGTAGGACTTGGGCAAAAGGTGGCCCGATAGAAGAAGATTCAGTTTCTGCTGATTGGCAGGAGCGCTCAAATATTGGAGATAAAGATGAAACTCCTACTTGAAAACTGGAATAGGTTTTTGGCTGAAGCTGTAGAACTCCCTTCTGAATGTGAAGGTGAGGAAGGATATTATCACTCTCTTCCCTCGTCTTTGATCAAGTCCGTACTAAGAAACGGACTCCGACCCAGCCCATCAGGGAGCGATTCAAAGTTCGGATTGGGTGAATGGTCTGCTGGCAAGTCTTTTATCTCGATGGGATATAGTAATGCAGTAAAGTGGCAAGTTCAGATAGAAGAGGCAACAGGTGAGCCTGCTGGCATTGTTCAGATAGAACTGCCAGATGATTTTATAAATGCTCTGAAGCTTGACACACAGGCCGTAGATGACGGAGATCATTGTGCTTTCTATGTAGAAGAGGTAATTCCATCAAAGTTTATCACCCTGCTTGATTATGGCCCATCTGATTACTTTGAAGACGATGAATGAAGCTCCTAATTGAAAGTTGGCGCAACTAAATAAACCCACTATTTAATTATAAAGAGGAAGACTAATATGAAGATTACCAAAGCAAGACTAAAACAGATCATCAAGGAAGAACTTGAGAATGTAGTGGAGGACCGCCAACCAAAATATAAAATCAAGGCTTCTGATGTTAGCAAGGCACGTAAGATCCTTAATTATGCTGGTCACGGCTATGCCCTTGACGATGAGGGTAATCTACAAGCAGACGATAAGTCCGTTAAGCTGCTTATCCCGAGCGGGATCGGTGTTCGGAGTGTGGAGGAAAAATTAAATGAAGAACTCACCCGTCAAGACAAAACCGATGTAAAGAAGATGGTCAAGGACGAACTTGAGAAGCTGCTTAAGAAAAAGGATACCAAGGATCAGATGGGTGAGATTGCAAAGAGAATTCTAAAGAAGCTTTACAAGGATCTTTCATTAGAGCATCCATACATTATTGACCGCATCAAGATTTGAGGTTATTTTATGACAATCCCCATCCCTGATCTGTGGTCAGAAAAGTTCTCGCAAGCGAAACAAGGAGACTGGATTTATTATCAAAACTACGCTAGCAAAATCACAGGATTAGTTGTGGAGGTTGACCAAAAGACCGACTTTATGAAAGTTCATTGCTTTGAGACAATGAATCTTCGATGGTTCACCAGAAAAAACATTGGTCAGTATTTGGTTTTATGAATGTCGGCGACCTAGTTAGGCTCAAATACAAGTATCCAATTTGGTTATTTTCTTTTGGGATCTCGGAAGGAGACATAGGACTGATAACTGAAATTTGTAGTGAAAGAGTTGCGAAAGTCTACTGGATTAAAATCCGAAGAGTAGCAGAAATAAACCTTGAGCTTATCAAGCCTGCTGAACAGGAGTAGAGATGATAAATAAAACAATTATTGGTTTGCTTTTTAACAGCACGCTACAATTAAATTTTGTTCCGAACACTAACGAAGTTGAGGTAACTCAAACAGAGACAACCATTTCCTCTGGCAAGATTGTTTATTTGCTAGGCAATGTATGCAATTTAAAGCCGTCTTATGAGTTTGACATAGAAAAAACAAGCGAATTTGCTGATGCGTGTGAGAAGCTTGATGAAAACTGGTTTCTTATCAGCAATGTAGAGGCTAGTTATAAGTATGAGAGTGCCCCCTTATAAGCGCAGCGATTTACATGCTGGCCTCTTGATTAAAGATTTAGATTCTGGTGACCTTGGGTTGCTTGTCTCTAGATTTGATTTGATGAAAAATTGGGATTTTGACGAGCCCATCTGGGTCTGGGATATGTTTTGGTCCGGGCCGACCACCGACAATGAAAACAGAAATGTTCCGTTTATTGAACAAGCGATTATTGGTTTGCTCAACGGGGGCGTCTGGTCCATAGTAGAAAATGATGCTTGATGAGTTGCGAGAGAAGGTAGAACACGTTACATTAGGAGTAGGTGATCTGATAATAGATGTTCGCACGGGGTCTAAAGGTTTTCTCTCCGAGAGGGAGAGGCGCATAGACATTACCCACGACGATATCTACATCTGGAAGATTTCTTGGTTTCACCATTCAAAAAAGTTTAGTCAGTTTAATGCTCTTCCATTTATGGAAGAAGAGGGGCTAAAAATGTCTATTCTAATTGGAACAATAATAATTCATAAAGCAGGAGTCGATAGTGAGTAACTGGAACGTCTATAAGATTTTCAAGAGCGGTAAAAGGGCCAAGAGCCCATTTGAAACATTTGAAGCATCAGATAAAGAGCACTTCTTCTCTGAAATTCTACCAACATTAGGAGAGAAGCTACAGAAATCAGACTGGCTTGTCATCTCTGTTGAAGAGCCGCAAGAACGCCCAGAGGGTGGCACAATGTCTGAAGATGATATGGTTGCCAAAAAGCGCAATCGTTATCTAACAAAAATTGCTATCGAATTATTTCCAGACATTGCTGGTAAGGGTGTCTCCACCTGTCTTATGATGAACGAACAAACAGATTGGAAATGGGCTTGGTGTATAGCCGAAGGGGGAACCCATAGATTCCTCGGTCTCTTGTCTAACAAGTTTGAGACGAGAAAGGAGGTTATTGCGTGGATCGACACGGCTGGCATCTAGCACACAGGATTGGAGATCTCATCAGGGTTGTTGAGAAAACAACCATAAACACTCTTAATGGGAATGCCGAAGTTGGTGACCTCGGTGTCGTAATTAATTGCCCGAAGGAATCATCTGGAATTTTATTTGTAGAGGTTTACCTAATGAAATCGAGCAATATACGATGGTTCTCTCCTATCGAAATAGACACAATCTCAAACATAGGTGAGTAGCTCTCTATTTATTAATAGAGGGTTCTCGCAATGAAGCAGACCAATAGTTTTGTCGATTCCATGTCTCTGACATGTGTTTTGATAAACATTGGTCTGTTCTTGTTTGCGTGCTGGTCCGGCTATTTACAAATACAACTATTAACACTATTTAATGTTGCCTGCTTTTCGTTGTATTTTTTAATTCTAGGTAGAAAATAATGTATCAAAAATTTTGGAATCAATTTTTAATAGAACAAGAAGAACTTGTTGGAACCACTGTTGACTTTCCTCCAGCTAACTCAAAAAGAATTGGTAGAAAATGGGGTGCAGGTGATAAGCCTGCTCGCGTGCCGCCCCCGGCACGTTCCCACCCATCCCCCTTTACCACAGGGATTGGGGCTTATTTAATTAGCAAAGGCTATGATTTAGATACAAAGCTTGGTGGCGGCGTTGATGGCATTGTCTACCGAGCAATAAATAAAAAGACCGGTAAGAACGTGGCTGTAAAAGTTGTTCTCAGAACAACACAGGGAGATATGAAAAGAGAAGCTGCTAACTACAAATTCATTTTAGATAACAGAGAATCACTTGGACAATATGCAAAATATTTCCCCGTGGTTTATTCTTCGGAAATAGACCAGATACCTGCAAACAAAGAGACAATGGAAGGAAGAAAAGTAGAAGCTGCCATTATTATTATGGAACAACTTGAACTTCTGCCAGACGATGTTGCAAGAAGTCTTTTTGCAACAAATGTCAATTATAAGAAAGACAAGCAAGCAAGAACCCAGAGAGACAAGAGGCTTTTTAAAAGCTATAAACTCGTTGGAAACCTGATCAACATGGCTATTAGCTTAACTGATCCCGCATACACAAGTCCATTCATCTCTTATGAGGCGCAAGAAAAAATAGAAAAATCAATAATAACAACAATGTTTGGTAAGAAGCGTTACGCCCCGGTGCGACCGGCGGGTGTCTCGCCTTTAGGGGTCCAAGGGTTGACTGATGAGGCTAAGGAACTTATGAACTTATTCGTAAATGTGACGTATACGTCAATACTAAGAGATCCTACGAGTAAAGCAGATATGGATATTGTTATGGATTACAAAGATATTATCAAGCGTGATTTAGCAAACGCTTTTATTAAAGCGTATTCTCGACCCATTGTCTCTGGGGGTGTCCCTGACGCCCTCAGAGTAGGCTCAAGCTTAAAGGGTTTTGACCAATACTATTCTTCTGAAGATGCGGTAGGTGACCATTTCCCAGAGTCAGTTGGGATCAGAAAGGCAATGCAAGCACTCTCAGGCGAAGGTTTAAAGCCATTTGATGTTCACAACGGAAATGTTATGATGAGACCCAAGACAAATGAGATTGTTATTGTTGACCTTGGGAGGTTCAAGGGGCTTGAAACCAACGAAAGTCTCAGAAATGTATGAATATGATGCCATTTGTTCTCGCGTAGTGGATGGAGACACCATCGATGCTCGTGTTGATCTGGGATTCCGTGTCTGGATAGAGTGTAGAGTGCGTTTGCTGGGCATAGACGCCCCTGAGACGCGCACAAAAGACTTGGAGGAAAAGAAGGCTGGCTTTAAAACTAAGGCGTTCCTAGAGGCACTTATGGATGATTGTGGGCATAACTTCAAACTTCAGTCTCACGGCGTTGGAAAGTTTGGAAGATGCCTCGGTGTCATCTACATCGACGGCGAAAACATAAATGAAAGACTAATTGCCGAAGGTCTTGCCGATAATTACGCAAAGTAGTGGCCTAGAAGGCGTTTTCGTGTTATGTTACCGGTAGGAGTTAGTAATGGGCGGCAATGTTTTCACTGGTGAGGCTGTTGAGTCAATCCCTATGGAGTTTATCCAGCCGACACTGGCGGCTTACTACCAAGAACTATCGGCTTTGTTCCCCCAGCACTCCAATTTCTTTAAAACCTTCACCACTTTGGGGTCTGTCGGTAAGAAAAGCAAGTCTGGCGACATTGATCTGGCTGTAGACGTAAAGAAATTGTTCCCGCAAGGCCGGATAACCACCGAAGATCTACAAAGTTGGAACCTAAATCCCGCGTTGTGGCGTGAAACCTATGAAAAAATGCTAAAGCGGGCACGAACTGCTACACCACACGAGGTTTCACTGCGTGCGTTCCTCTATGAACTATCAAAATACATTGGTGAGCGCTCTAATTTGATCAAAAGTGACCTTAAAAAGGTGCGTCCAGGCCAAATGTTCACGCTTTTCCCCCAAATTACCGATTTTGGTCAGCAAATGGAGGTCTCCGTCCAGATTGATTGGATGTTGGGAGACCCAGAATGGCTAAAATTCTCTTATTTTTCCCCAATGCCCTCCAAAAGACAGCCTATGTTGAAGGGATTACACAGAACCCAGTTGATTTTGGCGATGTTTGGGGCAAAAGGCTATGCGTTTAGGCATGTGGGCGGTGTATTTCACAAGACCACAGGCAAAAAGGTCGCCCATAGCCCTTCAGAAGCCTCTGAACTGCTCCAAAAACTCTATGAGACACCTGTTACCACTCAAAAATTAGAATGCTTCAGCACCATCTACAGCTTTCTAACGTCCAGTTGTTCCAATGATGACCAAAATGGCGCCTTTGACTCTTATTTGTGCATCCTAGACTACACAAATGGCAACAAAGAAGTTGATCCAAGCAGCGGAGAATGGCGTCGGTGTGGCTATATCCCTCAAGAACTAGAGGAATATTGGATCCTAAACAAAGAAAGACTTGGTTTGAAGGGCAGGTACCTCTGTAAGACCGCGAATCACAGGCTCCGTGCGTCGTTATAAGTCTCTTGAGCCTATTTATTGGGCACAGGAGGGCTGACAATGCCTGAACAAAATTATAATCAACTAGTGTTGGCCCAGTTACAGGCTCTCTCACAAGCAATGGAGGCACTCCGAGGCGATCTACAGTTTGTGAGACAAGAGATCACAGAGCTAAAAGCTAAAGAAGACCGAGTTGTGGAACTAAAAGAGTGGAAACAGAGAATTGACGAGGTTGTTTCCCCTCCACAACTAGAAAAATTGGTCAAAGAGGTAGAGGAATTAAACAAGTATAAGACAAAAGCGGTCACTATCTTCACTGTTGTTCAGTTTGCAATGGCCCTAATTCTTTTTGTAATGAATTTCATGCCTTGACAGATGTTAAAATAATGTTATTTTAATGTTATGAAAAGATTGACACCAACATTAGGCGACTTTGTCGCCCAAAGACACCCAAAAGAAAGCTTTTATCTTAAAAAAGGCATAGTTGTTGCTTCAAAAGAGAATTCTTTTATAATACAATGGCTATCATACAACAAAGATTTCTTTATGGAATTTGATGGAACGGCTTTTGAAGAGCTTAACTCGCGCTATTTACTAACGAAGATGTCTTATAATAGAAGCTATAATATAGACATCACAATCTTAAGCAAAGCAGGCTAAAATGTCGTGGGATGAGCTTGATGTAGACAGAGTAGAGCAAATAATCCGCCAAATAAGCGGAAAAAACATTGATCAAACAAAGAAATTGGTCAATCCATCTGTTATCAAGGGCTCTGGAGTCCTTTTTTTGTGGGCTCCAAGCAAAAAAGCGCTCGTAAAGGTCAATCGAGGCATCCGAATCTATGTTGTAAGCTATGAAATGGACGAAAAGGACAGAATTCTTGTTTATGACGGCTATAATTTGCTTGCAATCCACCCAGATGATATAGAAGAGATAGGATTTAACTAAAATGTTGTTCACATTTGACAAATTTTGGAAATTTTTGGTTACTTTGGTCATTTCTTGGCTATTTTATGCTCTTTTCGGCTTTGAAATCACGATAGTGACGCTCGTTGCCATCATTTTGGGCAATTTTTGGTCAAATTCGCAACATTTATTGTAAAAAACAACTTTTTTGGCGCTACTTACCCCTGAAGAATGGAAAAAACGAACAATTTTGGGGAATTAGCGGCTGAAAACATCAAAATAGGTGATATAGTCGCTTGGTCTAAGTGGAATTCTGGTGATCTTGAATGGCAACAGCACCTTGGGGTGGTCATAGAGGTCAAAAACACCATCTTATCTAACAGAATGGTGTGCATTTCAGTGGTTTTGCCTATGAAAGAGCCCAGAATACCCTTAGAATTGTTCACTTTTTCCCTAAAACTGGTGTCTTCAGCAGAAGAAAAGAGGGTTTAAGTGGTTATTGTTGACCATATAGCAATCAAAGTAAGCGATCTACAGGAGGCCAAACACTGGTATTTGGAGCATTTAAAGGCAGAAATCACCTTTCAAGACTCTAAATTTATAAGACTGAAGGTAGCCAACACCAACATTGCTCTTATAGACGAGAAATTCTATCCATATGCCCACATTGCCATTCTTGTGGAACACAAGCACGAATTGCCTATAGGTGGAGAGGTTTTTGAGCATCGGGATGGAACAATAGGGGTTTTTGTCAAAGACCCATTTGGGAACTATTTAGAATACATCTGGTATTCTCCAGAGCATAGCAAAGTGTTCCTTGAATGAAAGACACCTTACAGCCACTAGTCAAGCAGTTCATGCCTTTTGCCCAAGAGCGAATGGGTTTTGATAAGCCGCCAAGGCTTTTCTTGCGTAATGATCCAAAGAACGCACAGAACCCTCTTGGCAAGACTGCCTACTATGATCCAGAACAAATGTCGGTTACTCTCTACATTGATGGTAGACACCCAAAAGACATCATGCGATCGTTATCGCATGAGCTTATTCACCACACACAAAATTGCAATGGGCAGTTTGACCACGTTGGAGAAATGGGTGAAGACTATGCCCAGAACGATGAACACTTACGTGAAATGGAACGTCAAGCCTACGAAGAAGGAAGTTTATGTTTCCGAGATTGGGAAGACTCTATAAAAGGCACTATTTACAATGAATCTTTGCAAAAAGGAGCAAAAAACAAAATGTCATTAAAAAATTGGAAAGACAACGAGTTAAACACTCTGTTAACTGAGAAATGGGGGTTTAGTTTTAATCTCCTTACTGAGGCTAAACAACCCACAGGGGTCCCACGCGACCGCGAATTCGACAAGAACCCTGAAGAAGAAGACCCTGATTTTGAACGCCAGAAGAAGCGTGAAGCTCCTCCTGAAGCAAAAAAAGATGATCGCGACGGTTATTATGATGGTGGCAAAGGTGAGTACGTTGGTGGTGATTTCTTTAAAAAGAAGCCCTACCTTGGTGAGGATGCTTTCGCACCAAACCACTATTGTGTCCACCACGGTGGAGTAGATCGCAATGGTTCAGTCGAATTAGCAGAAGCAGTCCAGCATAACTACAACAATGAGCTTGGTCGCGTTACTCACTATGATATGAAGTTTGCCGACGGCACCATAATGGAGAATGTCGCATTTGAAGACATCCAGGTCACCAATGCCTCTTTAGAAGAGATGCACGGAAGTCACACCGCCAAGATAGATGAAGAGGTAGAAGAAGGCGTGCTGAAAGTAGGCCGAAGTCAGCCCAATTATAAACAAAGCACACCAGGAGCAAAGGAAGCTGCTGCTGCGGAAGAATGGGAGAGACGTGAGCGGGACTACTACATGAACCACCAGTTCACCAGAGGTCGGGTGAAAACATTCGAAGAGCAGGCTGCGTCTCTGAGAGAAGACGAATTAGAGGAGCGCAGAGGTCGCGGTCGCGATCGTGAGGGCATGGAGCCCGACAGCCGCAGACGCCCGATGGGCGAGGGCGAAGATAAGAAACCTGACGAAGATGGCGAAAAGCCAGATTTCCTCGATCTTAATAACAACGGCGACAAAAAAGAGCCAATGAAAGATGCTGCTGCTGACAAGAAAGGTAAGATGGACGAAGCCAAGATTCGTAACCTCATTCGTAAGCTAGTCAAAGAAGCCGCTAAGAGAGGTCGCTGAAATGTCTAAATGGAACGATTGGATCGGTGGGGTTGAAATAGAAGAAGATCTAGAAACTCTTATTGAAGAAGTTCGTTCCGAAGTCAAGAGCATCAAGGCGAGAAACATTGTAGAGCAAGACAGACTTGACTCTATCACAAAAATTCTTTTTGATGTAAAACTTCAAGCGAAAGAACTTGAACAGAAAAATAGAGTTCTCAGCAATAAGGTCTTGATTTTAGAGGAAGATTTCGACCTTTAGATTTGACAAACGGGCATTTGTGTGCTATGCTATCCCATCGGAGGGACTATAAATGTCGGAATTGTATGACCAGATAGAAGAGTTGATGGTTGAACTTGAGGATGACCACATCGCAGATATTGCTATTGTGCCGGGAGCGTTTAAGCCCCCACACTTAGGGCATTTGAGTATGGTTAAGGAATACAGCGGCAAAGCCAGACAGGTGGTCGTTCTTGTTTCTTCTCCTCTCAAAGCAAATCGTAAGGTTGGCGACAAAACAATTACAGCAGAAAACGCTAAAGCTATTTGGGAGATGCTGCTTGAAGACCAGGGGCTCTCTAATGTAGTTGTTGAGATTTCACCCAAACCTTCGCCTATTGGTGCTACATATGACCATATTGGTGAAGATGGCCCACTGCGAGAAGGCTCTAGCATTATCCTTGGTTCTAGTTCTAAAGGGAATGATTCTCGTCGTTGGTCTGGTGCTTCTAAATATGTGAAGCCAGGAGTAACCTTGATTCCCCCAGAAGAGACCTCGGTTATGCCACTTAATATGTCCAATGGCAGTCCATTCAGCGCTACTGACGCCCGCGAAAAGCTTTTAAGGGGAGAAGACGCAGATGAGTTTTTTGGACCCGGCAAGACAGCACAGGTTCGCTCTATCTTAGAACTTGATGGGCCTTTGGAAGAAATGTCTGGTGTCGGTGCCGTCGCTGGAAATGGTGCCCCAATGGGGACCAAAAAGAGAAACAATAATAATGAGTACAATGAACCAGAGTTGTACAAAGAAGTTTTAAAACTATTTAGTAAGAAAGGTGTCATAAAATGAAAAGTCCAGAAGGTTTGCTCAGAGAGAATGTAAGAGATTTGATCTCTCTTGTCAAGAAGAAAAATAAGAACAATTTATCTGAGGAGCTACAACTACGTCAGATCATTAGAGAGTTCGTAAAGTTTGAACTTAAAGAGGGTTCTACCCCTGACAATGATCCGGCACCGCACAAATCTACTGGAATCAATGTTCTGGAAGATCTTCTAAAAAAGATTATTCCAGTTATTGAAGATGACTATAAATTGCTTACAACATCTGAAGAACAAAGAGACTCTTATCGCTCTCACATCGTCCAAGCTACTACTAACACCTTGACACCTGTTGAACTCAATAACGATGCTGGTAGCGAAGAACAAGAACTAGAAGAAGAAGTGGATGTTCAAATTGGTGATGATAGTGAAGATGAGATGTTTATTGACATTAATCCTGAAGATAAAGAGAAAGAAGTAGAAGAAGATCCAAGAGATTCATTTGGCATCCAAGGTAAAGATACCACAGGACGCAACATGGCGTACACAACTTTTAAAAAAGTAGAATCTTCAATCATTGATGCTTACGACCTACTCAGCAATGCCGAAGATCAAGAAATTTTCTTTGACTACTTGATTGCCAACCTAAAGTTATATTTTGATAAGTTTGAGTCCGAAATTCAGCCAGAGGTTGAGGAACCCACAAACCAAGCTTATGACACTGCGAAAGAAGACCCTATTGGTGGGGAAGAAGGAACTGAGAGCACAATAGATCTAGAAATGTAGTTGACAGATTGAGATCTTGTGTTAAATTACATCTATGAAGAAGAATAGAAGATCAAAGTATAGATACAAGAGTATAATTAATAAATTATTAAATAATAATATCATAAATGAGAGTAACCTTACTTTCATTGATAGTATGTCTTTAGAAGATTTGATTGCTGTTAAATTAGAACTCTCAGCAAAACACATAAACAATAAGCTTTATGCTTTCAATCTCTTATCTAATACCAATAGACTAGTTAAAGAAGCAATCATAAAGTTTGCTATCAGTGCTACTAACTCTAAAATGGATGCTGCTAGGTTTCTTGGAACTGACTATGAAACTCTACACTCACTAGTTAGAGAATACAACTTACAGGAGTTCTTTGATGAAATTAATAATTGAAAACTTCAGAAAGTTCTTAGTAGAACAAAACTTTATTTCTGAGATTCCGTTAGAACAAGATGAAGAAGGTAACGTCATCCTCTATCACGTATCCAGAGTAGATGACATAGAAGAGTTAGACCCTGACATCGCAGCAAGAAACCTTCAGAACTACACCACAGCAGAGTATAGAACCTGGGATAGACCCAGAGTTTTCTTTTTTACTCGTCTCGGACAAGAAGATATTGGCATTGGTCAGATACAGGGTATACCTTACCGTGTTAGACTAAAACCAGATCAACTCTACCCGATTATGGAAGACCCGGCAGGACTATCTTCCAAGCAAGAACAACAAAACTGGATGACAGAGAACATTCCAGAGTTTGCTGAAAAGACACAAGAAGCACAGAAGTGTTCTAACTTTGAACGCTATGGCCAATACCATATTTGTTCTAAGACCCCAGATTCAGATGGGTTATATTTTACTGATGAGAGGTTTGCAGGAAAAATGTTTCTTGTAAACAATCCTAAGTTTCATCACCTTAAACCAAACACATACGAAATGGTTGCACAACTATCAGAAGAGCGTTATAATAGTATAGGGTTCATTTATCCACAGAGTGGCGAAAAAGACAAACAGATCGTTGCTTTGTGGCGTAAGGTTCCAACAGAGAAACTAGATAAAGATTTTTATTAGGATTTATAATGATTGGTAAAAGTGTCTGGACAAAGTCAGGAAATCACAACCTACGCATTGGTAAGGTGACAGAAGAGAAGACTGAAGATAACTGGTCTTTTGTTAAAGTAGCTTGGGTTAACGATGAGGCTTTTCAGCAAGACCGACAGCGTGTGATAGAATTAAGAGGATACGACAAGTATTCTGATTGGTATAGGATAGATAAAATTTCGTTTTTTGATAAAGACGATCTAATTAATACAATCAACAAGTTATAAATAAAAATGTTCTGCTCCGACGACTCGGCGGGGAGCTATGGTGCCAGCGTCCATATCTATCATGACCTGACGGATAAATAAATCCGAAAATAAAAATGTAGGTTAGCTGTGGTGAGCAAGAGATCCACACCGAGTCATAAAGTGAGGTGTCCGAGTGGTTTAAGGAGCCGGTCTAGAAAACCGGTGTAGGGCAACCCCCTACCGTGGGTTCGAATCCCACCCTCACTGCCCCCTCTTATTTCAACCAAAATGAAGAAAATCTTAACTCTATTGACTATTTACTCTGATTCGTGTCCAATTTGTGGATGCGACCCGTGTGATTGTTATGACCAAGATTGTTAGTTTACTATTTTTGTTTTTGTTCTCTTGCGGTAGCGAGTTTATTGTTACACCAGCAGATGTGATAGAAATAGAAGTAGAGCCGATAGACACAGCGCCACAAACCGAAGTCATCATAGACTATTATGTGCAGCCATCCAAGCCTGAGAGCTTGGATGTTCTGGTTGTCTTAGACACATCTTGCTCAATGTTTCACGATTACGAAAAGGTCGCTTCTGGGATGGATATCTTGAGAGACGATATCGAGACTCTGACTTATGATTACCAGATGGCTATAATAAACAGTTCTCTTTCTGGTGAAATTTATTTTGTAGGACCTTACGACACTGAGACCAGTTCAATAGATTTCTTACTAGGCACCTCTCTGCTTTCAAATGACGATTTTGAAGAGGGCTTTAGAAGCCATTATCAGTTTGCCTCAGTTAGCGAAGAAGGGCTTTTGTTTTTAAGGACGGGCGTCCCGAAGCTATACATCTATATATCTGATGAAGATGAGCAGAGTCCGATTCCAGTAAACATTTTTAAAGAATGGCTGGATGAATATCACGATTCGGTAGATTACGATGTCTTGACGATCGCAATGGTTGAAAATAGTCCTTACTGCTCGACAGGCGCGATGAACATCGGGCACAAATTTGATCAACTTTCCCAATACTTCAATAAGAGAGCGATTGATTTTTGTGGGGATTGGCAATTGGCTTTGGCCGATAGCAGCTTCTTGATGTCTCAAATAACTCATCTACAACTATCGAAGCGCCCAATAGAGGATTCTATTGTTGTCTATCAAGATGGCACAAAAGAAGACAACTGGTACTATTTAGACTCTACTAACACTGTATATCTTGAATTCGAAATCCAAGAAGGTGCAGCTATTAAGATTGGTTACGATTCTCTGGTGGAATAAAAATGATTACAGCTATGGGCGATGTTATGCGAGAGGCATACAAGCGCAATTGGATTACTACTCGCGATGGAAACTGTGCTGTCAGAATCAAAGACTCTGACACAATATATATGACACCTTCAGGAGTTAGGAAGACTTTAATTTGTCCAGAAATGATTTGTAAAGTGGTGCTTGGAGAGAAAACAACTTTTCACAACAAAATGAATCTAAATGTTACTGGTGAATGGGAGATGCACTACCTTATTTTAAAAGATTCGCCTACAACGCTAGCAACAGTTCACCTTCACCCGCCTAATATCGTTGCTGCGATGTATGCTGGCTGGGATCTACCAGAGATGATAAAGCCATTCCCAGAGGTCTACCGTTACACTTTGGTGGGGCCTAATGTTGCTGCTTGGAATGCCTTGTCAAATGAGTTAGCGGTGCATACATCTACCAACCTTGGTATTAAAAGAGGGGTAAGAGAATTTGACATTGTTGGTCAAAAGAATCACGGAGTAGTTGCTGTTGGGAAGAATCCTTGGGAAGCGTTTGAGCACATAGAAAGAGTTGAACACATTTGTCAAGTTGTGTTAGCATCAGGTGTAAAACCCCCCGAGAAAACAAATGCAAAACTTAAAAAATTCAATCTGCCTTTTTGATGTAGATGGGACCCTGACAGAGTCGCGCCGCAGAATAGATAAGGAAATGCTAGATGCCCTCCGAGAACTCTCTTTTAACACAGAGATTGGCCTCCTTACAGGCTCTGGTCTTGACTACATAAAAGAGCAACTATGGCCTTTGCTCGCCGATCAGGAATTGAGTCTTAATTGCCATGTCTTGCCGTGTAATGGAACCGAATATTATATTCCGAATCCAGAGGCCCCAGGCCATTTTATAGAGATTCACAAAAACTCTATGTGGCATAAGCTTGGGTTCGAGAAGTTTCAGGCTGTGATGAAGGCAGTTATAGTCTTACAAGCAAGGTTGGCGGAAAGAGATTATGACATCCCCTTCACGGGACACCACTTCCAGAACAGAGGAACAATGCTAAATTGGTCTCCAATCGGAAGAAACGCAAACCACGGAGAACGTCAACAATTTGAGGCGATGGATAAAATTCATGGCATAAGAAGAGAATTCTTATTTATGTTCCAGAAGATGCTAAATAACGCTGACATAGATGATGTCACAATAAAATTTGGTGGTGACACGTCTTTTGATATCTATCCGAAAGGGTGGGATAAGACTTATGCGCTCAAACACTTCCCAGAAGATCAGTGGGATTGCTTCTTTGTGGGTGACAGATGCACCCCCACGGGAAATGATTATGAGATTTTTGAATTTTTAAATGCTCAGGAAAGGGCATTTGAAACTTCTGGCCCAGAAGAGACAATTGAGATTATAGACATCCATTTACACAAATTGATAGGAGAGTTAGATGACGGTTCATAGCGACATGTTTGATGAGAAACAAAAAGTCACAGTCATGGTTTCTGGTGGCTTCGATCCTGTTCACGCGGGACACATAAGAATGATTTTAGAGGCATCTAAAACGGGTGATGTAATTGTAATTGCTAACTCTGATCAATGGCTCTTTAGAAAAAAAGGTTTTGTTTTTATGGACTTCGAGCAAAGATCGGAGATCTTAAACGCTGTTAAAGGGGTTATAATCGTAGATTCAGTTGATGACTCTGACGGCACTGTGTGCGACGCTATTCGGCGTCATAAACCGACTTACTTCGCAAATGGAGGTGACAGGGGTCGCACGAACACCCCAGAACAGCAGGTTTGTGAAGAATTGGGTGTGAAGATGCTTTGGTCTGTTGGGGGAGATGAAAAGAGAGATTCATCGTCAGAGTTAGTCAAGAGAGCAAAAAATAAAACGCCGGTTAGAGCGGAAACAAAACATTCGGGAAGATGACTTGACGTGAATGTTCCGCCTAGTTATAATAAACAGGAGGACATCGAATGCAAAACCAGAACGTAATGGCTTTAAAACTGGATGCCTCTTATCGACCGCTAGCTGTCATTGAGGCAATTGATGCCTTGGTGATGTGCATAGTCGGAAAAGCGAAAGCGATAGAAGAGCACGATGTAACAATAAATTCAGTCTCTAGTTCTTTCAAGCTACCAGCAGTAATTGTAGTTAACACGATTGTAAAATATGTTTTCTCTGGGTTTAGCGCTAGTAGAAAGAACATTTGCGCACGAGACGAAAACACTTGTCAATATTGTGCCGTAAAATTTCAGATTGCTGAACTGACTATAGATCATGTCTTTCCTAAATCTCGTGGTGGCAAGAATGAGTGGGACAATTTGGTCGCCTCTTGTAGAAAATGTAACCAGAGAAAGGGCAATAGAACACCCGAAGAAGCAGAGATGGAACTACTTAAAGAGCCAGTAAAACCAAAGAATATTTCTTTCAGGTTTAAAAGGCATTCTGAAGAAGTTTGGGAAAACTATCTTTGGTAACCGCTGCATCGTCGGTAATAACGATGGGTGGCTGCCGAACCACACGCAGGCAGAGGTTTTCGGTTATCCTTATTCTAGAATAAAAACCGACCACGCCGGTATAGCTCAGTTGGTAGAGCTTCTGTTTTGTAAACAGGGGGCCGGGAGTTCGAATCTCTCTGCCGGCACCATTTAAAATAACGGGGAATTAGCTCAGTTGGGAGAGCACCAGAATGGCATTCTGGGGGTCAGGGGTTCGAGCCCCCTATTCTCCACCATTTTCATTTGGAGTTACTTTGAGAAATAAAACAAGAAAACAACGCTACAATGAAAAAATGAAAAATGCTGATAGTTTTCCAATAAGCATCACGACAATCAATTTTCATTGTGATGAAAACCTAGGCTACATTATTCGTTCTGCCGCCTGCTTCGGCGCAGAATGCGTCAATGTAATAGGGTGCATTCCAGATAGAAGAGAATTGAGGAAATTATCTGGCTCTCTTTTGGATTATGTTGAGTTGAGGCAATTCAAAAACCCTGAAGACTTTTTGAAGGATTGCCGAGAACAAGGAATAAAACTAGTCTCAGCAGAGTTAACTAGCACCGCTGACAATCTTGAAGATTATGATTTTGACCTCAATAGACGAACTAGTGTTATTGTTGGCAACGAAACCACTGGAGTCCCGCAACAATTGATTGTCAATAGCGATCCGGTTTACATTGAGATGCCCGGTGTTGGTTATTGCTTAAACACAGCGCAAGCAGCCAACATTATGCTTTATGAAGCAGTGAAACAATTCAAGAAGCAAAAAATCTTTTATGATTCGTTTAACAGACATAGGGAAACAATGATAGCCTGATAAAGCCCGCCAATTAGGCGGGCTTACTATTTAAAGTAGTCACAGGAGTTTTGATGGCTAAGAAAAACTACATTCTTGACACGAGCGTCTATCTCACAGATGCCGACGCACTCTACAAGTTTGATAATCACGACATTTATGTCCCTCTTAAAGTGCTAGAGGAAATTGATAAGCACAAGAAGCGCCAAGATTCAGTAGGAATCAACGCACGCAGAATTATTCGCACCCTTGATGAATTGAGAACCAAGGGTAATTTACAGAAAGGTGTGAGACTAGATAAGGGCAAAGGGGTTTTAAAGGTAATCTCCTATGAAGTGTTGAAGAATGTAATCTTCCCTTCTGATCTCGATCTGAATATCCCAGATCATATGATTATAGCAACTGCTATGGCTGTCCGCGAAGAATCAACGAGGAAGACTTGCGTTGTCTCCCGCGACATCAACATGCGCGTCATCTGTGATTCTGTCGGCCTGCCTGCCGAGGACTACACGACAGAAAAGGTCGTGACTTCCTCTGATGAACTTTACTCTGGCTTAGTCACCCATCTTGTAGAGGACCAAGTGGTAGATCAGTTCTATGCTGGCGAAGACATTTACATTAAAGAAGACGAGACTAAAGAGGAGTGGCACCCAAATCAATATGTCTTATTAGTGTCCAATGCTAACGAGAAGAAGACGAGCATAGCCCGCTTCTATAACCACTTCCAGCCCTTAAAAAAAATTATCCATTCAACGATACCCGATTGGAAAATTTCTTCAAGAAACAAGGAGCAGGCGTTCGGAATTGACCTTCTTATGGATCCTGCCGTAAAAGTAGTCTCACTTGTCGGTCGTGCCGGCTCTGGCAAGACCCTATGTGCTATTGCAGCAGGGCTACAGCAGACGATTGGGTTAAGAGAGAATCACTACGATCGAATGATTGTCTCCCGCCCAGTTCAACCATTAGGCAAAGACATTGGTTTCTTACCCGGAACTATGGAAGAGAAAATGCTCCCTTGGTTGATGCCCATTCAAGATAACCTCCAATTTTTGGTCGGAGGGGACAAGAAAACCTTACAAATGTATATGGAAAAGGGCAAGATTGAAATAGAGGCATTGACCTACATTCGTGGTCGCTCAATAGCAAATGCTTTTATCATTATTGACGAAGCACAGAACCTGACCGCACACGAAATTAAAACAATTATGACTCGCGTAGGCGAAGGAACTAAGATCGTGCTCACGGGCGACATCGAGCAGATTGATAATGTCTATGTGAACGAGACCTCTAATGGTCTTGCTCATTGTGTTGAGAAATTTAAGTTCTATCCGCTTGCTGGCCACGTAACCTTTACAAGAGGTGAGCGTTCTGAGGTAGCCACATTAGCTTCTAAGGTGTTGTAGATGATAGAGATTGCTTTCGGATTGTTTCTTGGGAACTTGATAGAATGGATTGTTCACAAATTCTTTTTACATGATCTCGGCAAGAAGAAAGCATCTCTTTTCTCATTTCATTGGGGCGTCCATCATAGATCAGCAAGAAAAAACAATTTCTTGGATGACAGGGTTTCAGCAAGAGAAATAATTGGAGTGCTGTTCTTGTGCCTACTATCATCTCCAGCACTATTTATTTCTCCCTTGTTTTACACAGGTATGTTCATCCATGCTATGATTTATCTAGTGGTTCACAACTACGCACACAAGAACCCCGATTGGTGCTACAAATACCTTAGATGGCATTATGACCATCACATGGGTAAGGACCAAGACAAGAACTGGTGTGTAGTTCACCCACTATCTGACTATCTATTAGGAACACGGAGAAAGTATGAATACAGAAAATGAATTAGCGGGAGTGATTGTTGCTGCCGAGAACCCGTTAAAAGAAATGCTCGTCAATTATGTCGGCAATAAGTTTGCGACTGATAAAGACGATGGCGAATTTGAAGTCACAGTTAGAATGATTGTCGATGCTCTCGGCCACGAGTTCCCAGAGTTCGTTATGGTTATGGCAGAAGAGAATTGGGTTAGAGGCTACCAACAAGGATTAGACGATGCTACTAGATTACATTCAGAAACGCCAGCAGATGCTCCAAGAGAAGTCTGATTTTTACACCCCCGCAGGTGTTCAGGTCTATTCCAAAGATCCCCTAATCAATGATAAAGTTGATATGGATTCGGTAGTGTCAAGGTTTGAATCCCTACTTCCAGACCACATAAGGGACGAAGTAGAGATGATTATAGTCGGACATTTTGATGAGTTTGAAGATAGGGGCATAAATGCTTTTTATAAAGACGGAACTCTGCATGTCTCAAACGCTCAAAACGACAATGAAGACCTTCTGGATGATCTTGTTCACGAAACTGCCCACTCTCTTGAGATGGTTCACGGGCACATTATCTATGGAGACGCGAAGCTAAGAAATGAGTTTTTAAGAAAAAGAGAACATCTTTATAACATCTTGTGGAAGATGGGTTTCAAAGCACCCCACGAAATGTTTATGGACGTTGAATACGATCAAGAATTTGATGAGTTTCTACATCAAGACATTGGTTACGACAAACTTGGAGAGGTTTTAAGAGGTGTTTTCGTCACACCTTATGCTGCGACAAGTCTTAGAGAATATTTTGCTACCGCATTCACGGAGTTCTATATCCACCCAGATAGCCACGGCTACCTGAAAAAGGTCTCACCAGAAGTCTACAACAAACTTGTTGTGCTTCACACGATGAATGAGGCTTGACAGATAGTCTTGGTGGTGTTATGTTAGAGGCATAGGAGATTACTATGCCTCACATTTCGTTCTCGGCATTGAAGGACTGGAACTACTGCGCTTGGTATCACAAGCTCACGCGGATTGACAAGATCGGTGGCTTTAAAGGCAATGCCTTCACTGCCTTCGGTAATGCAATCCACGAAGTTTGCGAGAAAAAGCTTTTGAAAGAAGAGGTTGATGAAGATGAGTTGTTTATCGAACGCTTTGAGCATTTTCTTTCTGAACTTCCTGAAGAACAGGACAGCAAACTCGTTGAGGAAATGCGCTCACAAGGCAAAGCTATCCTCCCTGAGATTGAAGATGCACTTAATGACTATTTTGGAGACTATGAAGTCTTGGGCTCTGAGATCCCTCTGGAGGAGCCCATCGAGGGAGAAGACGAAATTATCTTCAAGGGCTACATCGACGGAGTGGTAGCTACTCCCGATGGCAAGGTCCATATCTTTGACTGGAAATCTTGTTCTTGGGGCTGGGATGCCAAGCGTCGTAGCGCTCCTATGACGACTTACCAGCTTACTCTTTACAAGCGATTCTTCGCGCAAAAGATGGATGTTGATCCAAAGAACATTGAGACGCACTTCGCTCTACTCAAGAGAACCTCTAAGAAGAATAGAGTTGAATTCTTCAGAGTAACCTCTGGCCCAAGAAAGACTGAGAATGCTTCAAAGCTTTTGAAAAAAGCACTATACAACATCAAGAATAAAAGATACATTAAGAACAGGATGTCTTGTAGGTCTTGTGCTTTTAACAAGACGGAGCATTGCCAATAGGGGAATAAATGCTAGCAGAATATGTTTGGGTTGATGGTTCAACCCCCTATCGATTACTAAGAAGTAAAACGAGAGTTTTTGATAAAAGGCCAGAAGAATTTCCATTATGGAACTTTGATGGTTCCTCTACAGATCAGGCCGAAGGAGACAGTTCTGACTGTGTTCTCCGGCCCGTTTTTGTTTGTGAAGATCCGCTCCGTGTTGACGGAGTGCTTGTTATGTGTGAAGTTTTAACTTCGGAGCTTGTCCCGCATCCAACCAACACTAGGGTTTTTGCTCAACAAGTCGAAGAGAACTATCTCGAACAAGAAGCATTATTTGGTTTAGAGCAAGAATACACAATCTTCAAGAACGGCAGACCCCTTGGATTCCCAAAAGGAGGCTTCCCAGAGCCACAAGGCAAATATTACTGCTCAGTGGGTCAAGGCCGCACTTTCGGTCGTGAGATAGTGGAAGAACACCTACAGCTTTGCTTGATGGCTGGGCTGACTATCAGCGGTGTTAATGCAGAGGTTATGCCGGGTCAGTGGGAGTTTCAGATTGGACCCCTTGGGACAGTAGCGTCAGGCGACCAATTAAATGTCGCTCGATATCTATTAGAGCGCGTAAGCGAAAGCCACGGCGTAGAGATAAATTATGAAGCCAAGCCAATGCCAGGAGACTGGAATGGTGCTGGCTGTCACGCCAATTTCTCTACTATCGACATGAGAAGATCTTTCAAAGCTTGTGAAGATGCTTGTCGTGCCCTGGGGGAAAATGTAGAAGAGCACATAGCCAACTACGGACACGACATCGAGTCGCGATTGACCGGAGAGCACGAGACCTGCTCTTATAAAGAGTTTCGCTGGGGTGTTTCAGACAGAACCGCCTCTATCCGCATCCCGTGGGGTGTTGCAAAGGCAGGTATGGGCTACATTGAAGACCGTCGCCCAAATGCTGATTGTGACCCCTACCTCGTGTGCGGACTTATTTTAAAAACAGTTATGGAGAACAGATGACAAAGAAAAAGATTTTGGTCTTATCGGATCACCCCCTATCCCCATCAGGGGTAGGAACACAAACAAAATATATGATTGAGGCTCTACTCAAGACCGGACGCTATCAGTTCGTTTGTCTTGGCGGGGCGATGAAACACGAGAACTACAGTCCTCAGAAAGTGGATCCTTGGGGTGACGACTGGCGAATTTTTCCCGTTGATGGGTATGGAAACCACGAGATTATCCGCTCTATTTTACAGAAAGAGCGTCCTGACGCTATCTGGTTCATGACTGACCCGCGTTTTTATGGATGGTTGTGGGAGATTGAGAACGAAGTCCGCGCCAACATCCCAATGGTTTATTACCATGTCTGGGACAATTTTCCTGCTCCACATTACAATGCTAATTTCTATAGTTCCACTGATGTTGTGGCCTGCATCTCTAAAGTCACCTATCAGATTGTCAAAGAAGTAGCACCAGATGTTGAGTCTTGTTACCTTCCACACGCTGTAAACGAGACTTTCTTCCATCCTTCTAAGACAGACGAAGAAAAGAAAAATGAACAATTGATGCGTCAGCGCATTTACGATTCTTCCACAATCAAGAACAATAATAAAATGATCTTCTTCTGGAATAATCGCAATGCCCGCCGCAAACAAAGTGGCACACTTATCTGGTGGTTCAAGGAGTGGCTAGATAAGGTTGGACACGACAAGGCGACCCTCTTAATGCACACAGATCCACGAGACCCTCATGGACAGGATCTCCCCCACTTGATTGGTCACCTTGGACTTGAGAACGGTCAAGTGTTGCTTTCTACGAGAAAAGTTGCCCCCGATGAGTTAGCTAACCTCTACAGGATGTCCGACTACACAATCAATATTTCAGATGCTGAAGGTTTTGGACTAGCAACGCTTGAGTCACTCTCTTGCGGGACTCCGATAATCGTCAACATGACCGGAGGGCTTCAAGAACAGGTAACAGATGGCAAGAATTTCTTTGGCTTTGCCATAGAACCTGTGTCAAAGACAGTAATTGGTTCGCTACAGGTGCCCTACATCTATGAAGACAGGATCTCGCAAAGAGACTTTGAGAAGGCCATGACCAAGGCATTGAAAAACCCTGCGAAGAAGTATAAGCAAATGTCTTCACAAGGCCGTAGACATGTGCTAAAATCTTATAACTTTGAGACTTTTGAAAAGTCCTGGGTTGACCTAATGGACAAGACCATAGAAGAGCATGGTTCTTGGGAAACAAGAACCGGCTACAAACGATGGCACCTAATGGAGGTAGCATGAGAAAAAAAGTTATTCTTAAGGGTCCACTTTTGACCCGTTCTGGCTATGGAGAACAGGCTCGCTTTGCTCTTCGTTCTCTTCGCTCCCGCGAAGATCTGTTTGATATTTTTATCCAGCCTTTATCTTGGGGGCAAACCTCTTGGTCTTGCGATATGGATGAGGAGCGACTTTGGATTGATCAAACAATTGAGAAGACTATTGGCCACATTCAACAAGGAGGTCAGTTTGACATTTCATTGCAGGTCACAATTCCTAACGAGTTCCAGCCTATGGCACCCGTTAATGTAGGCTACACAGCCGGCATTGAGACGACAAAAGTCGCACACCAGTGGATTCAAAAAGCTAATGAGATGGACAAGATCATTGTTGTTTCTTCACATTCCAAGCAGGTGTTTGAGAACACAGAATATGAAGCTACAAATAAAGAAACTGGAGAGCAAGTCACTTTAAGAACGCAATCTCCAGTAGAGTTTGTGAACTATCCAGTAAAAAGCCATGAGACACTCCCAGAGTTGGAATTGGGACTTACAACATCGTTTAATTTCTTGGCTGTAGCACAGTTCGGCCCAAGAAAGAATTTACAAAACACCATTAAATGGTTTATCGAAGAATTCAGAGAAGACGATGTCGGTCTTATTTTAAAATCAAACATGGCAAAGAATTGTTTGATGGACAGGAAGAGACTTCACTCAGAGCTTACAAATTTTATAAGAAAACAGGGAGAGAGACAGTGTAAAGTATACCTCCTACATGGCGACATGACTGACGCAGAAATGCACGCGCTCTATAATGATAATCAAGTCCACGCATTTGTCTCTCTCCCTCACGGAGAAGGTTTTGGCCTTCCGCTATTTGAAGCTGCATATTCTGGACTCCCTGTGGTCACTGTAGGCTGGTCTGGGCAGCTAGATTTTCTTGTAGACACCGAAGGTCAAGAACAATTTTACAACGTCGCCTTCGACCTCCAGCCAGTCCAGAAAGAGGTTGTTTGGGATGGGGTTATCACCCCAGACTCAATGTGGGCGTATGCTCGCGAGACTTCTGCTAAAGAGCAGATGCGTCTTTGCTATGATCACGAGGTCGCCGGAACCACAAGGTGGGATAACTCTGGAATTATAGAGCGCTTCTCTCAAGAGAAGATGTATAAGCAGTTTATAGAAGCTTTTTACGAAGAAGAAAAGTTTGAAGTTTCAGAATGGTTAGCCGAGCTAGGAGAAATTGAAACACAATGAAGATCTTCTTTGTCGCTGACTTTTTCTTAAGAGACATCTTGGGCGGTGGTGAACTAAACAATCACGAACTGGTAAGGTTGCTTAAGACAAAAGGGTTTACGTCAAAAGAAGTTCAGAGCCATCTTGTTAACAAAGAGTGGATTAAAGAAAGAGACAACTTTGTTATTAGCAACTTTATCAATTTATCCGAATTGTGTAAAAATCAACTACTAAACAAAAAATACATAATCTATGAACACGATCACAAGTATGTAAAAAATAGAAATCCATGCTTATATCCAGACTTTAAAGCACCAAAAGAAGAACTTATTAATTTAAACTTTTATAAAAATGCAAAAGCAGTCCTCTGTCAGTCTAGTTTGCATTTGGACATTATTCACAAAAACACTGGGTTAGATAATTTAGTCAATTTAGGCGGAAATCTATGGAGCACGGACTCGTTAGAGCACATGAGAAAGCTATGTGCACCGCCAAAAGAAGATAAATATTGCATTCTTGACTCCCACATACCACATAAAAATAAAGATGATGCAATAAGATATTGTAAAATTAAAAATTATAATTATTCTCTTGTGTCTGATTCGAATTACTACAATTTCTTAAAAAAAATGAGTTCAAATAGCGGGTTTGTTTTTTTTCCTAAAACACCTGAAACTCTATCTAGGATTACTGTAGAAGCAAGAATGATGAATATGAAAACCATCACAAATAAAAATGTTGGCGCAATAAGCGAGCCTTGGTTTTCACTAAAAGGCGAAGAGCTAATAGACAGAATGTTTCTCAAAAGACAAGAAATAGCAGACAAGATAATAAGGATTTTAAATGAATAACCGATTTGTAATAATTACTCCGTTTTATAATGTAGAGGAGTGGATTAGTCTTTGTGTAAAAAGCGTAAAAAAACAAAATTATGATAATTACGTCCATTATCTTATAGATGATTTATCAACTGACAACACAACAGATAAAATAGAAGCACTTTCAAAAGACACAGACAAGATCTTTCTAGTAAAAAACACAGAAAAGAAATATGCTTTGAAGAACATTCATGACACGCTACAGTCCATTGACATAGCTGACAATGACATTGTCGTAATTTTAGATGGAGACGACTGGCTTGCGAGCAGTGATGTCTTGGAAAGGATAAACAAAGAGTATCAAGAAACAAATTGCATAATGACCTATGGCTCTTATGTTGAATATCCCTCTTTGGAGAGAGGCAAGTTTGCCAAGAAAATTCCTAATCAAATAATAGAACAGAGATCTTATAGAAGGCATCAGTGGATGTCATCTCATTTAAGGACATTTCGTCACAAGTTATGGAAGAGAATAGATAGAAAAGATTTTATAAACGAAGAGACAGGCAATTTTGTAAAAGCAGCATGGGATTTGGCTTTTGTTTTCCCGATGTTGGAGATGGCTGGCCACAGGGCTCACTACATTAAGGACATCTTATACATGTACAACCGTAGCAATCCTCTCAATGAAGATAAGGTTGACCACCCTCTACAATTATCTGAAGAGGCGCAAGTCAGAAGAAGACATCCTTACCAGTTAATAGAGGAAATATAATGAGAATCCTTGGACTAATGTCAAGCCATGATTGCTCTTTTGCAATTTTAGACAAAGGAATCCCAGTGTTCCACGCGGAATTAGAAAGATACGTTAGAAAAAAAGAACCAGAGGGCGATCCCTTTGCTTTTTTTCAAGATGTGTGTGGACAAGATGCCTGGAAACAAATTGATGCGATAACTGCTTGTCATGGTTTTGTGGAGCATATGAGGAGCAATTTTCCAGATGGTTTCGAAAAACTTATGGAAATTGTAAAGAATAATAACATTCCGTTTTACAGCGTAGGACATCACCAGAGCCATGCCGCAAACGCTTTTTATTCTAGCAACTTTAAAGAAGCACTGGTGGTGACTCTTGATGGCGGCGGCCTGGATCTAGCGTCAGATAACTCTTCTATTATTCCCACCTCTTTTACTGTGTGGGATGGGGAAGATAAAAAGCTAAGGAATGTTTCAATAACTCACAGCGAATTATTAAACATTGGTTTTGCTTGGCAAAGGGTCACAAGACTTGTTTTTGGCCTTTCTGCTGGCTACCCAAAGGGCAACCAAGCAGGAACAGTCATGGCAATGGCTTGCATGGGAGACGCAGACAAATATTTGGATTATTTTGAAAAATTTAATTTTACCAATAGTTCTTTTCACGTTGATAGTCCTGAAAGTGAAAAGTATTTTGATTTTGTAAAGATGCGAGAAATAGCCTCCAGATCCGAGCAAGATGCCTTTGATGTTGCGGCTGCTCTTCAGAAAGCAACTGAAAATAAAGTAAAGCAAATCTTTGATGTCCTTGTGAAACAAACAGATAGAAAACTTCTTTGTCTCTCTGGAGGCGTTTTTTTGAATTCTGTAATGACAGGTAAATTATACGAATGGTATAAAGACAAATTTGAAGAAATTTATGTGTGTCCTGTCTCATACGACGCTGGGATTTCTATAGGGTCCGCACAATTTGTGTGGCACCACGTAATGAAAAAACCCAGAATTGAATGGAAAAACAATGCAACTCCTTTTCTAGGAGAAACTTATGAAACAACAGCTATAGAAAAAGCTCTTGCATCTATGATCTATATTGATGGCAAAGATTTAAAAGTCACCAACGCTGGCATAGACGAAATAATAGACTTACTAGATGGCCAAAACATCATCTCTGTATTTTCAGGACCGTCCGAGTCGGGACGCCGTGCTTTAGGAAACAGAAGTATTATCGCCGATCCTAGGCGCCTTGAAATGAAAGACACAATTAATGAAAAGGTGAAACATCGTCAATGGTATCGTCCGTTTGCTCCTTCAATTTTAAGAGAAAAGGTTTCTGAATGGTTTGAGATAGACATAGATAGTCCTTACATGTCTTACGTTATTGATTTTAAAGAAGAAATGAGAAATAAGGTGCCTGCCGTTGTTCACATCGATGGCACTGCTAGATTACAAACAGTCACAAAAGAAGATAATGGCTGGTATTATGAGTTAATAAAAAAATGGGATCAAAAGACGGGAGTGCCAATCATCTTAAACACTAGCTTCAATGATCGTGAACCAATTGTCGAAACTCCTGAACATGCTATCTCTTGTTTTGTCGGCACAAACATAGACTATTTATATTTTGTTGATGCAAAGATTCTAGTCTCTAAATAGGAAAATAGTAATGCTATCTTGTGAAATGGTCGGAAGGCTCGGCAATCAAATGTTTATTGCAGCAGCAGCCCACTCCTTGGCCTTAGATAACGATGATCAGGTAATTTACCCGAATTCAATAGGCGGCATTTGCCCCACGCCAGATGAAACAATAGTCCATCGAAAAACCATATTCAGAAATTTACATTATACCAATGATCTATCTTTTTTAAAGTTTGTGTATTCGGAAAGCCCAAGCATGGAATTTAAAGAGATCGACTATAGAGAGAATCTTTTTATCAAAGGCTACTTCCAATCAGAAAATTATTTTAAGCACAACAGGGAACACATAATAAAACTTTTCTCACCTCAAAGAGAAATAGAAGAGTTTATAAACAAAAAACACAGTAGCCTCATTGATAGTAGCGAACATGTGTCAGTTCATGTTAGGCGGGGTGACTATCTAAAATTAAGTGATTATCATAATGTCTTGGGAAAAGGATATTATCAAAAAGCTATGAAAGAATATGATGGAGCAAAATTTGTTTTTTTTAGTGATGATATCGATTGGTGTCGAGAGACATTCAAAGGCCGCAATTCTGTATTTATTGAAAAGCAGCCTGATGTAATGGATCTTTTTTTAATGTCAAAAATTACTCATAACATAATAGCAAATTCTTCTTTTTCTTGGTGGGGAGCTTGGCTAAATAAAACTGAAAAGCAGACGGTTGTCTGTCCTAGTGAATGGTTCGGCCCCAAGAACAGTCACTTGATTACAAAAGATTTAACACCTTCATCATGGAATGCTATAGTGTAATTATCAAATAGGAATTTTTATGAAAATTGAAGAGTTTATAGACAACATTAAAAGAGACGACGAGGGGCATGTTGTTCTGAATCTAATAGATAACACCATCCTCCACACTAGCTACTTAGCGTCTGCTCTCCGTTGCAGTGCACCAAACCATGAAAGAGATCCCGATAACGTCCGCTATGTGAACGGGATGAGAGACTGGGACGGAATAACAGTCTTCACAGACAAAACGTTCCATTTGGCACCACAAGTTACCAGCCCTATCAAGATTGCTTGGGTAGTGGAGCCCTATGACCTGCTGCCACAAATTTATGAGTTAGTTGTTAAATTTGAAGATGAGTTTGATTTTATCTTTACTTACGAAAAGACTCTTCTGGACAGAAATCCAAATAAGTATAAATTTCTTCCTTGCGACACATCAGGTATAGAAATAGAGAGCCACAAACTACATCAAAAAACAAAGCTTGTATCTATGATCTATTCTGAAAAAACTTGGTTATTTGGCCATAGGCTGCGACATATAATAGCAAAAACATTAATACCTGAAATGGGTTATGATAAGATTGATTTTTTTGGAAGAGGCACCACTACGCCAATTGAGTTAAAATCAGAAGGCACGAATCCCTACATGTTCCAGATAGCTATGGAGAATGCAAGAAGAGAAAATTACTTTGCTGATAAAATCTATGACTGTTTCGTAGCTGGAACAGTTCCCATTTATTGGGGTGCCCCTAACGTCGGAGATTTTTTTGATATGAGAGGGATTCTTTCGTTCGAGCACCCAGCAGAATTGAAAGAGATTCTTTTATCTCTTAACCAAGAGAAATATGAATCAATGTATGACGGCGTAAAAGAAAACTTTGAAAGAGTAAAGCACTATCTTCGTCCAGATGACCTTTTATACGACAGCATTATTGATCAACTAAGACTCAGAGGAGAATCTGCATGAAAGACTATGATCCACTCAGAGAATACGCTTTAGAAAAATTAAAATCAGACGGTTTGATTGAAGATGCGTGGGGTGCAGTTGATCTATTTGAGAGAACAGTGGCGGAATACACAGGAAGCAAATATGCTGTTTCGGTGGACAATTGCACAGATGCAATTTTTCTTTGTCTGAAATATCTAAGGTGCGACCAGGAATCAGCAACTATTACGATACCGGAAAGAACTTATTGTTCAATTCCAATGACCATCAACAATGCCGGGTGTAATTACAAGTTTAAAGATTTTGAGTGGTCTGGAACCTACCAGCTTACTCCTTATCCAATTTATGATTCGGCCTTGAGACTAACTAAGGGGATGTATGTAAAAGACACCTTTCAGTGCCTATCTTTTCATAGGAGAAAGATTCTGAAACTAACCAAGGGCGGAATGATTCTCACTGATAATCTCGAAGCGGCTGAGTGGTTTAAGGCCGCTCGCTGCAAAGGCAGGCACCCTCACAGAAAAACCTTCTATAAAGATGAAAAGTTTGATACAATGGGGTGGAACATGTATTTACATCCAGAAGACGCTGCAAAAGCATATTTAATTTTAGAACAATTACCAATCAACAACGAAGATGGAGGCGGAAGCAAATCTTATGACAATCTTACAAAACATAAAATTTTTCTTGAAAAAGAGACTCGCTAGAAGCAGAAAAGTCAAAAAAATAAAGTCTTTCTTAAAAGACAAGTTAAACCTGAGAAACAATGTTTACTTATTTGAAATAAACGATGTCCTCGCTAATCAAGCCAAGCTCCCTTACAGTGTTGGGCTGATTTGGTCCTATTGCTCTGCAAGACTCCCAATCAGCGACAACTACCAGCTAGCAGAAGTGATCTGGTGGAGACAGCCAACAGAAGAAATTCTAAGCAAGATGAAAGATCCATCTGTTGTAGGTTTCAGTTGTTTCGTTTGGAATTGGAATAACAATGTTGAAATAGCAAAAAAAATTAAAGAGCGCTGGCCAAATTGTTTGATAGTCTTTGGAGGCTGGCAGGTCCCTATGTCTGATAGAATACAAGGATTTTTTGAAAAGTATCCGTTTGTCGATATCGCAGTTCATGGAGAGGGCGAAATCACTTTCGCTGAAATACTTGAAGAAAATCTAAAAGACTCACCCGTTTGGGAAAGTGTCAAAGGATGTTCGGTTCCTTATCGTATGGTGACGGATAAGAGTTCTAAAAATAGAATCATCAAAGATGGCCTGAAAGTAGAGAAAGAATTTGAAAACCCTTCTTATCATGATTTAACAACCTACACGGCTTTACCGCGACCAAGAATTGAAGACATCTCTATAATGCCAAGTCCTTACTTGGATGGTTTATTCGATAAACTTATTATTAACTGCGAGCACAACCTAGAGGCTACCTTTGAGACAACCCGAGGTTGCCCCTACTCCTGCACATATTGTGAAATAGGGACAAAGTATTACCAGAAAATCAAAACTCATAAATTAGATAAGATATACGCTGAAATTGATTGGATGGCCGACAACGAAGTGGTTTTTGTTTACAACGCAGATTCAAATTTTGGGATGATAAAGAACCACATAGACATAACAAAATATTTGGTTCACAATAAAAAGACTAAAGGATACCCGCAGAAGCATAGGTGCGACTGGTCTAAGAATCAAGCGGACAAGGTCATAGAACTAGCTAAGATATTCTATGAAGCTGAGATGGACAAAGGCATTACAATCGCGGTCCAATCTATGAACCCCAAGGTGCTGAAAGCAGTAAAAAGAAAAAATGTTGATGATGGAAAGTTAGAGGAATTTATCGCTATGTACGAAGGGACTGGCTTACCCTCCTATGTAGAATTAATCCTGGGCTTGCCAGAGGAGACACGAGAATCTTTTATTGATGGAATATGTGAGGTCATAGAGTTGGGACAGCACAATTACATTGGAATTTACCCACTGACTGCTCTCCCAAACACCCCTTTCGGAGACCCAGAGTACATAGAAAAATATAACTTAGAAATTGTAGAGACTTTCCCAGCTTTCAGTCATGTTGATATTAGTGAAATAAATGATTTTGAGAGAGAACACATGGTAGTGTCTTCCACAACAATGACCAAAGAGGGCTATAAGGATTGCACTGTTTATCGCTGGATGTTTATGTTTGGACACTATCTCGGAACTGTTCAGTTTGTTTCTAGATTCCTAAATAATGCATATGAAATTGGATTTAGAGATTTCTACATGAACTTGATGTCCTACATGGAAGAAAAGCAAGGAGAAGGGTTTATAGGACAACAGTATTCAAAGACAGAGAAAGCGCTTTCTGGAGTTCTAATAGCTGAGTCCCCTTGGGGAAGGGTTGTTCCTGAAATTAGAGAGAATTTTGCTTGGGATTTCGAAGAAGCCACGGTGCTTGAGATCATGAGGAACAAAGAAATTTTCTACGCAGAAATCAAAGACTTTGTTCTTTCTAACTATCAAATCTCAGAAGATGTCTTGGACGAGGCTTTAAAGTACCAGCAGGCAGCAATCTTGAATCCAGACTTAAACTACCCTATAATCGAAGAATTCAAATACAACATACATGATGTTATTCATAACAAAGGCCACTTGGCCCATGTGGAGCAAAACTTGCAGTTTGAAGCAAAAAACTATAATGGAGACTTTTATGAATATGGTAAAGAGACGTTGTGGTGGGGTAGAAGAGTGGCAGCTTATAAAAACAAGGTAACTATTATAGATGGATAGCAAATGGGAATGGGAAACCGCACATTTGACCCCTGGTGCAGGAATAATCTTATTGCGTAAATTTAGCAATGACTGGATGGTTCTAGGACTATGGAAGAGCGGCGGCTATGATATAACCAAAGGTCATGTTGAAGACGGCGATGGTTATTTGGAGACGGCAATCCGAGAGGCTTTTGAGGAAGCAAATATAGATAAGATAGATTTTTGCTATGGGCACAAATACTACACCGCCGATTATTTAAGAATTTTCTTGGCTACCACCGAACAAGATGTTATAATAAAAGAGAACATAGATGGTTTCAAAGAGCATGATAACTACTCCTGGCTTACTTTAGAGGAAATGGAAAAACAAACCTATGATTATCTAAAGCCTGCCATAAGATGGGCAAAAAAGGAACTTCTTAATGGAAATAAAATTTAGCGACTTAATAAATAGACACAACGGTAATCCCGCTGTTATAACTTTATATGGTCCGTCATTGAACATCCACAAGGACAGGATTATCGAGCTACATAACAGGCAAGATATCTTAAGATTTTCTGTAAACAATTGGTATGACTATTTTGACACCCAGCCAGATTATTGGATTCTGTCAAACTCTGAGCCTCGGTTTCTTATGAAAAATCTCATTCCATTTATAAAAGACAGACAATTACCAGTGTTCTATTCAGATGACGGAGACTTTACGCCAAAAGAATTGATAAGAAATTCTCTGCAATCAGAATGGATGGCTTATGATCAGAGGCACTGGGAGGGCAAGGAGTGCAAACAAATTTTAAAAGAATTCAAGCAACATCATGATTCTAACAAAAACTTTAATTTCACCAAATTTGGTGAAAATGAAATTATGTGGCACCCACCTAGATGTTTTTCTATGTCGGGACACTCCCTAGATGGCCTGTGTTGTAAGCAAAATCTTCCTGCACGAATTCCTATTCAAGAACAATTACAATCGCTCTGTGGTGTTGACAGACACTATAGCACAGGAGACACAGTTGCAGTTCATGCCATAGCTTTTGCGATAATCATGGGTTGCAATCCTATTTACGTTTCTGGATTAGATCTGGACTATTCCAGTGGCTATGCAAATCAAGATCAGGCAGACTGGGAACAAAAGGCCCAAGGTCCAAATGCTTGGGCTCCGGTGCGCAAAAATTTAGAAAACGATTTGAACATTTTAAACGAAAGTGCTGTTAAAAAAGGCATAGAAATTCTTAACTTGAATCCCAAACCATGGTATGATTCTTTTAAGCTGTCTGAATTTAATCTGTAGCTCGGAAAACCATTCATGAATGTTGATTTGCCGAAAGGCTGTATTGTAATTTTGGCTCGTGGCGGTAGTAAAGGGATAGCCAACAAGAACATGATAGATGTTTTGGGCAATCCCTTAATTTATTACGTTCTGAGTGAGTCTCTGAAGCTTAACAAATTAGACGTTTTCGTGTCGTCAGATAGCAAAAAGATTTTGAATTTTTCAAAGTCCCTTGGTGCCAAGACAATTCTGAGACCGGAGGCTATATCAGGAGATTTATCACCCGACATTGAAGGCTTCAGGCATTTTTTCCAAAAGTTTGAGAACTATGATTACGCCATTCATCTTAGAGCGACTTTCCCTCTAATCACAGACAAAATAATTGATGATGCGAACTCGATATTTTTAGAAAACTATTCTGAATTCGATTCTCTCAGATCCATGATTCCGTCTAAGCAGAATCCATACAAAATGTGGCATGTTGATAGCGACTGTGCCGAAACAGTTATTGAAGGTAACACACTTCACAGTATGCCTAGACAGGTGATAGAAAAAACTTATATACAAAACGCCTGTATTGACATTACAAAAAGAAAAAGTGTGTTACAATTGAACAGCATGACAGGCAACAGATGTCGTCCATATCTGATGGATGGCTCCTATAACATAGACATAGACAACAAACAAGATTTGCAGGAGGCAATAGATGCTATACGTTTTCGAAATGGCGAATAATCACCAAGGTAGCTTGGAACACGCTTTAAGGATCATAGATGAATTCTCTCTTCTCGCCAAAAAGAATAAAATCAGTGCAGCGATAAAATTTCAATTTAGGCAACTGGACACATTCATTCATGATCATTATAAAAATTCTGATTTAAAATATGTGAAGAGGTTCAATAGCACCAAGATGTCACAAGAAGATTTTAGAAAGATGGCTGAGTATGCAAAAAGCAAATCACTTTTGACTATGGCAACACCTTTTGATAACGAATCTTTGCCTTGGATCAATCAGCTTGATATAGACATAGTAAAAATCGCTAGTTGCTCTTGCGATGATTGGCCTTTGCTGAATGAGGTGAGTAAAATAAACAGAAGAGTTATAATTTCTACTGCTGGCATAGAGTTCACAACTCTTGACAGAGTTTATAATTTGTTCAAGAATAATGGTCGCGATTTCTCTTTTATGCATTGTATTGGCGAATACCCGACACCTTTAGAAAATTCAAATCTAAAAAGAATTAAGACAATGCAGCAGAGGTATAAAGACATAAACATTGGCATCTCTACTCATGAAAGCCCAACTCAAAAATCAATTGTTCCTTACGCGGTTGCTATGGGGTGTAAGATAATTGAAAAACATGTCGGCGTTGAGACCGAAGAGATATCGTTAAATGCCTACTCTTGTACTGCAAAAGACATGCAAAAAGTAATTGATGAAGTTTCTTTTGTCCAAACAGCCACAGAAGGAGAATCAAGCACAGAGAAAGCTTCTTTAAGAAATCTCAAAAGAGGGATTTATCTAATAAATGATCTAGATGAAGATCAAATTATAAAAGAAGAACATCTTTATTATGCAATGCCCTTACAAGATGGACAGGCTTCAACGGCTGAGATTAGGCAGGTAGTTGGCAGTAGAGCCCGATCAAGAATGACAAAGGATTCAATTGTTGAATTGTCGGGATGCTTTACAAATAGAGAGCTTGAGATAATGAATTCCATAAAAACTCAGACGTTTGCTGCCTTATCAAATTCCAAGATTGCTGTAGATAGGGACGAGGAAATTGAAATTTCTGCGCACTACGGGCTGGAGAGTTTCTCCAACACTGGTTGTGTTATCATCAATAAGATCAATAGAGCATATTGTAAGAAGCTAATAATTATGCAACCAAAGCAGGCTCACCCCATGCACCACCATGTGAAGAAAGAAGAGACATTTGAACTACTAAGTGGCGATTGTTCGATAAACTTAAACAATAAAATTGTAAAACTTAAGCTTGGCACGCCAGTTTTGATCCCGCGTGGTGTAGACCACTCATTCAGTTCCGAAAATGGCTGCGTGATTGAAGAAGTTTCTACAACACATTTCAAAGGAGATTCAGTGTATGAAGATCCTGAGATTTTCAAGCTAAAGTTATCAGAAAGAAAGTTCTTTATTTGACACCATGAAAGAAATAAAAACTTACATCGTTGACATCGATGGCACGATTTGTTCCCTTACGGAAGGGGATTATGCCACTGCTGTGCCAAAAGTTAAAAGAATTGACAAAATAAACAGATTATACGATTTGGGTCATAAAATAATCTATTGGACTGCAAGAGGAACTGTGACAGGTTTAGATTGGACAGAAATAACTTATAAACAAATGTCTGATTGGGGTGTAAAATACACAGAGTTGAAGCTCGGTAAACCACATTATGACTTTTTTATTTGTGACAAAGCGTTCAACTCAGAGAATTATTTTAATATAGAGGTAAATAATGATTAAACTAGCAGATAACATAATTGTAAAGCAAGATGTTGATGTTTTAACTAAGTGGCTCTCAGAGACAGATCATTACACCAAAGGACAAAAGACCATAGAATTTGAGAACCAATGGTCTGAGTGGCAGGGATGCCAGTATTCTATTTTTGTAAATTCTGGTTCTTCTGCCAATTTGTTGGTGGTAGCAGGGCTTCTGTATTCTAACCGTTTGAAAAACAATAAGATTATCGTCCCTGCTGTCAGTTGGGTTACAACTGTTTCTCCGGCGATTATGTTAGGACTGGAACCGGTTTTGTGTGATGCAGACGAGACAAATTTGGGTTTATCCGTTGAAGATTTTGAAGCTCTCTGTATAGAACACAATCCTGCTGCGGTAATGATGGTTCATGTTTTAGGCCACCCGAATCACATGACCGAGATTATAAAAATTTGTGATAAATACAAAGTAATTTTGATAGAGGACACATGTGAAGCTCACGGAAGCACCTATGACGGAACTAAGTTGGGAAACTTTGGCATTGCTAGCACTTTTTCCTATTTCTATGGTCACCAAATGGCGACGGTTGAAGGAGGCATGGTTTGCACTAGCGATTATGAACTTTATAATGTGATGCTGTCAATTCGCTCCCACGGATGGCTTAGAGACAATGACGAAGATTTTGCAAAAAGATGTTTAGACAAATATGAGATGCATGATGATTTCAACAAACAGTATTTCTTTGTCTACCCTGGCTTAAACATCAGGAACACAGACATAAATGCTGTAATAGGTCTTAGTCAAATTAAAAGAATCGATGATTATATAGCAAACAGAGATAGCAACTATAACTCTTACTGTTCACATTTAGACGGAAAAGTTTGGACTCAAAAAAGCGATAATGGAATTGTCTCATCTCTAGCTTTTGGCATAATTGACAAAAATAAGAAAATAATAACCGATGAGTTGACTAAAAATGGAATTGAGTGCCGCCCACTAATTTGTGGATCTATTCAGGAACACCCATTTTGGCACGAGAGATACCCGTCAAGAAACCTGCCTGTGGCTAAGAGGGTTCATGAATTTGGCTTTTACATCCCATGTCATCAAGATTTAAAACCAGAGCAAATAGAATTTATTTCTAAAATAATTCTAGAAAATAGTATTGGAATTTAAAGACATGATAGATTTTGATGAAAAAATTATTGTGTTTGATAGTCTCTCCTACAATTTTAGACCTTTTATAGAAGATGTCTTCGATTGCGATGATCTGGAAAATATTCATAAAATCCACACCCATCTTTTGCCAGACTCCGAAACGCTATCAAAACCTTGGCCTCAAAACGAAAACACATCAAATTTTCATTCTATCTTTTACGAAAAATTGAATGAACCTTGGGAAGAGATAGTTGATTTATATGAAAGATTTATTGACAATTGTGTTTCTGACTTAATAGAAGAAGACTTTTTGTATCAAAAGTTCCCAACCTTCAGAGTGCACCTACCAAACATGAAAGCTGTTACCAAGTGGCACTACGACGCCGATAGAGATCATAGGCACCCACTCGGAGAGATAAACTTTATTTTACCGATCACCAAGATGTATAAGACAAATACAGTTTGGTGCGAAACCGCCCCGAATCGTCATGATTATTGCCCCATCGAGGCAAATAGTGACCAGTTTATAAAGTTTAACGGTAATAGACGCCACCATGGTAATAAAGAAAATAAAACAAATCAGACAAGATTCAGCCTTGATTTCAGAATTCTTCCGATCAAACACACACCAGCAAGGGGCTTATTCCCAGAAATATTTGGTTCTTCCGCTATAAAAAATAAAAAATGGGAAGCCGGCGGCTATTACAACATGTTTAGAAAAAAAGGATTAGATAATGTATGAAAAAGTTTGTGTAACAGGTGGTTCCGGTTTTGTTGGCAAAAATCTTAAAATTCAAAAACCTTCTTGGGTTTTTCTTTCCTCAATAGATTGTGATTTGACAGATTATCAGCAAGTAGTAGATTTCTTTCTCAAAGAAAGACCAGATGCAATTGTTCATTTGGCGGGAAGAGTGGGAGGCATCAAGGAAAATAAAGATAACCAAGCCGACTTTTATTATAAGAATTGTGCAATAAATACTAATGTTCTTCAAGCAGCACATCATTGCGGAATCAACAGGGTACTTTCATCGCTTAGCACTTGCGCTTTTCCTAACAAAGTTGAACATTATCCATTCTCAGAGGAAGATTTCTATTCAGGCCCACCGGCGCCGACAAACTTTTCTTATGGCATGACGAAGAGGATGCTGCAAGTAGGCTCGGTTGCTTACCGTGAACAACATAACAGAAACTTCTCTACTTTTTGTCCATCTAACATTTATGGCCCTCATGACCACTTTGGTGAACAATCTTCACACTTTGTAGCCTCTTTGATAAATAAGATGTACAATGCCAAGAATGGTGATACAATAGAATTATGGGGAACTGGAGCACCCCTTCGTCAACAACTATTTGTGCCTGATTTATGCCGTCTAATACCAAGACTTTTAGATGAGCACAATAGCGCTCTGCCGCTGATTGTGGCCCCCAATGAGAACCTCTCGATCAAAGAGATGGCTCAGGCGCTAAGGGGGGAAGTTGTTAAAGAGGTTGATTTCACATTTAATGGAAAATTAGATGGTCAGTTTAGAAAAGATGGAAGCAATACATCTTTAAAAAACATTATTCCTGATGTAAACTTTACAAAGTTTGCTGACGGCGTTAAAGAAACTTATCAATGGTTTGAGGAGAACAAATGAAGACAGCTTTTATAACTGGAATAACTGGCCAAGACGGCTCTTACTTAGCAGACCTGCTCCTATCTAAGGGATATAAGGTCGTCGGGCTCAAGAGAAGAACCTCTATAATCTCAACTGATCGAGTTGATCATCTATTCAAAAACATAAATTTTAGTTTAGAATACGGAAATTTGAATGATTCTGGTTGTTTACATAGACTGCTGATAAAACACAAGCCGGATGAAATCTATAACCTTGCAGCACAGTCTCATGTTAGAGTTTCTTTTGAGACACCTGAAGAGACAACTGATTTTGTTGCCATGGGCACGTTAAGGCTCTTGGAGGCCATGAGAAACTCATGCCCAGAGGCAAGATTTTATCAGGCATCATCATCAGAGATGTTTGGAGACAATCCAGAAAATCCACAAAATGAAGAAACTCGCTTAATGCCCGCATCCCCATATGCTTGTGCTAAAGTTTATTCTCACAATATTTGTAGGAACTACAGAGAGTCATATAAGCTTCATATTTCAAGTGGAATCTTGTTTAATCACGAGTCTCCGCGACGAGGTGAAACATTTGTCACTCGTAAAATTACAATAGCGGCAGCACGAATAAAGCTCGGACTCCAAGATAAATTATTTCTTGGCAATCTTGAGGCCAAGAGAGATTGGGGGTTCGCAGGCGACTATGTCGAGGCCATGTGGCTCATGTTACAACAAGACACCCCAGATGATTATGTTGTAGCAACCGGGGAAACCCACACAGTGCGTGAATTTTTACAAGAAGTCTTTGACTATGCAAATTTGAATGTTGAAGATTATGTCGAGATAGATGAAAGGCTGTATCGGCCTCATGAGGTCCCTCTTTTATTGGGAGACCCTTCTAAGGCGAAACAAGAAATAGGCTGGACTCCAAAGATCAAATTCAAAGAGCTAGCCAAAATGATGTATGAAGAAGATTATAAAAACCAAAAGGGAAAAAAATGAGAAAAGTTCTAGTAACTGGTGGTTGCGGATTTATCGGAAGTCACTTGGTTGAACTTTTATTGTCAAAAGGGGACATCCAAGTCTTCGTCATTGATAATATGGATTCTGGAAGAATCGAGAATATTTTAAATAATGGAAAAGTAGAATATTTGTTTAAAGATGTCAGGCGTCTTCTTGAAGATAACAAACTAATAGAGAAACTGAATGGCGTAGAAACAATTTTTCACTTAGGCGCTCGCGCCAGAATACAGCCAAGTTTCGATGAACCAAGCGAGACGATAGACATAAATGCTCGCGGAACTTCTGTCGTTTGTGAACTGGCGCGCGTTTTAAGAGCCAAGGTGGTTTACGCCGGCTCAAGTTCATTTTATGGAGGAGTTTACCTAAACCCCTATAGTTTCACTAAATGGCAGGGCGAAGAGATTTGTAAAATGTACTCTGAAATTTATGGACTAAGCACCACCATAGCTAGATTCTTTAATGTCTATGGCCCACGACACCCAGAATCTGGCCCTTACGGCACCGTGGTGGGTGTTTTTGAAAGGCAATATAAAAACAAAAACCCCCTAACCATCACCGGGAATGGGGAACAAAGAAGAGATTTTACACACGTTTTAGACATTGTCTCTGGTCTGTACGCAATGTCTTTGGAAGAACACCACGGGGAAGTTTATAACTTAGGAACAGGGATAAACCACTCAATTAACGAACTAGCGAAGCTTTACAACACTGAAATCGATTATTTGCCAGCACGACGCGGTGAGGCTTGGACTACTTTAGCTGAGATTTCTAAGTCTTGTAAAGAGCTTAATTGGTTTCCAAAGCAAAAGCTTGAAGACTATGTTGAAGAATGGCTGGCTTGCCAATAACTTAAAGGGTTGAAAAGAATGTGTGGAATCTTCGGCTCAGTAGCCGATAAAGTAGAATACAAATCAATCAAGCGGGGTCTCAAGAATCTTGCTTATCGTGGTTACGATTCCGCAGGTATTGCTGTTGCAACGACCCAAGGCGTCATAAACGAAAGAGTGGAAGGTCACCCCAAGTTCCTACCAGACCTTGATACATTTGGCACAGTTGCAATCGGTCATAACCGCTGGGCGACCCACTCTCCCCCAACGAAAGAAAATTCACACCCCTACACATCAAACGACAACAAAATCAGTCTTGTTCACAATGGAATCATTGAGAACTATGTCGAAATAAGAGCCTTTCTAGAACAGAAAGGTTTTACTTTTTATTCCCAGACAGACACTGAGGTGTTGCCTAACTTAATTCAACACTATCTTTCTTTGGGCAAAGATCTACAGACAGCTATGCGTCACACTGCAAAGCTTGTTGAAGGTGCGTTTGGCGTAATCTTCATTCACGCGGACCACCCAAATCAGATGAATTTGATGAAGCTTGGCTCTCCAATGTATGTTGGACGTGCCGACGACGCCGTCTATGTCTGCTCTGATTCCTATTCATTCCCAGAAGAGGTCAAAACCTTTTCTTCTATTGACGATAGTAAGATCCTAATTATCCGCAAGGACTCTGTAGATGTTCAAGACCTAAACGGCACCAAGTTAACCCTCATTTTTGAAGAAAAGGATGTCTCTGCTGACACCTATTGTCTTGGTAAACACAAACACTACATGCAGAAAGAGATTCACGAACAGTTTCAGTATGTAGTTTCGGCTCTAGCAGGGCGAATCAGGGACACAGAAATAAAGTTAGGTGGACTCCAAGACTGTATTGAAGACTTCGCTAGTAGTAGACAAGTGGTGTTCACAGGGTGTGGCTCAGCGCACAACGCAGCCCTTGTTGGCTCTCTTGCTATGGAGGAAGTTGGTCGATTGCTGTGTCGTCAAATGTCTGCTGGAGAACTAAAGTACACAGATTTACTAATAGATGACAAGACTTGGCTTGTAACAGTGTCGCAATCAGGCGAAACAGCAGATGTGATTGGCTGCATTAAAAACATCAAAGCCAAAGGCGCCAAAGTCCTTGGTGTTGTAAACACTCCCAACTCAACTATCTACCAGATGACTGATTGTGGGATTCACATCCGGGCAGGCAAAGAAGTCTCTGTTGCCTCCACTAAAGCGGTCACAAACCAAATTCTAGCTCAACTACTTCTCGCCTACAAAATAGGTCTTGAAAACGGTTGCTCCTACAAAGACTACAAGAACTTTCTTTTGGAAGTCCAAAAGCTTCCTTATTTTATTAATAAGGTGATAGCACAAGAAGAAAAAATCAAGGGCATCTGCGGCACCTACAAGGACTCCAAGACAGCATTTGTAGTGGGTCGCAATGTCTTAGAACACATCGCCAGAGAGATTGCGCTAAAAATCAAAGAAATTTCCTACATTCACGCCGAAGGTTATTCTGGCTCTGAACTCAAGCACGGTCCCCTGGCTCTCATAGACGACCAGATTCTCAACATCTGCCTCCTTGATAAGAACTTCTATCCAAAAAAGACTATTAGCAACATTGAGGAGATTCGCGCGAGAGGAGGAAAAGTTATTCTTGTAACAAACTACACAAAACAAGAGATAGGTAATAAGATATACGATAGGCTGATTAGCGTGGAGACAGGGGAGAACAAATTTATTACTGCTATGGTGTTCAATGTTGTAGGACAACTTATGTCTTATTATTTCGCACTACATAACAATAGAAATGTTGACCTTCCAAGAAACCTAGCAAAAAGCGTAACCGTCGAATAAGGAGACGAAAATGAGCAATGGAACTTTCAAATTATCAAATCAGGCACTCGGTGCCGTGATGATGGCTCTTCAAGAGTCATTGCTAAATCAATTGGACATCGTTCCAATTCTAAAGGGTTTTAAACTACAAGAGACGACAGACGGACTGGTTGTAACAAACCCTCCAACTGTGAGGGTCACAAACGACCAAGAAGTCACTGAACAAGAATTAACGAAAATGGTAGAATAGTTTAGTGCCACGTTACCGCTACAAATGTGAGGGCTGCGAAAAAGAATTCGTAGCCCTCCATTCGTTCTCGGATGTTAGAGAGTCTTGCGACCTCTGTGGACACGAGGATGTTAAAAAATTGTTAGGCAAACCGATAGTCCTGAATAAGAAAGTAAACGATTCTACGACCACTGGCGCCCTTACAAACGAATACATTGAAGCCAATAGAGAACTACTAAAAGATATGAAGGAGGAAGCAAGTAATGGACTTTATGAATAGGTTGGAAGTGATCCTTTCTTTGATTCTGTTTATTTCTCTTGGAATCAATGTTCTATTGTTTTTGTATTCTCGCAATGTCACTTCAAGACTTGCCAGGATCGCAGACGAGATAGGAGACCTCAGAGAAGAGGCTACTTCATTCGCGACACACGCTCGTTCTGTTTACGAGCTTGATATGTTTTATGGAGATCAGACGCTACAATCCCTTATGGATCACGCAGTAGCCTTCCGAGACTACATGGGAGAATTTGACTACGTCTACTTATTAGACCAACAGGAACAAAATGACGAAGAAGACCAGAGCGAAGAAGAAGCCTAATCACTACTTCACGAAAGATCACGAGAACGCAATAATAGAATATCGTTCTACTGAGTGTTCAAGAAAAAAGACTGAAATTTATGTGACAATGCTTCAACCGGCTTTTAGCGAGATGGTTGATAAGATTGTGTTTACTTATAAATTTACAACTCTTCCAAACATCGACTCTCTCAGGGACGAATGTAAAGTTTGGCTTATGACCATCTTAGATAAATTCCGCCCAGAAAAGGGCCATAAAGCCTTTTCTTATTATTCAGTTATAACAAAGAATTGGTTCATCCACAAGGTTAAGAAGCAACAAAGGAAAAACCAACGAGAGATCGTTTTTGATAAAGTTCCGAAAGCCTACGAAGAGCGTTATTTATCAACAGATGAATCTTGGCTCACTGATAAACTACAAGAGGAGTTCTGGGCTTCGTTCTATGAATCGATGAAAGAGTGGGACACAGCAGAATTGAAGGGCAACGACGAGCGCGTCTACAAAGCGATTATGGTTCTATTTGAGAGCAAAGACGACATAGAAATTTTTAACAAGAAGGCTATTTATCTTTACCTTAGAGAGATTACAGGTCTCAATACAAAACAGGTAGTGAATTCTTTAAACAAGTTCCGAGTAATGTATCGTGGATTTAAACAAGAATGGGAGAATGGCCAGATATGAATGACGAGTTCGACGATTTGATGGACGAGGCAATAGAAAACATTCGCACTGACCGCAAGGCTGCGAAAGAATTCTTAAATGAGCTTGCTAATCAGATCGCCCAAAATGCAGAGAATAACCGAGCACTCTCTCCTGTTGCTGCCAAACACATTGAAACTATGCAGCGCTCAAACGAGCAGTTGGTGAAGGTTCTCACCCTCAAACAAAAGGAGAGAACCAAGGGAGATAGTTTGTCTGAAGAAGACAAATCCAACCTCTTTGATATGATTCAGGGAGAAGCATAGTGGCCAAGAAGACTTATCTTGACTTCTCACTCTTTGATGAAGTCGGCGATGCGATGGATCTCTTCGGGAATCTTATTCGCAACTCTTTTGAGTATGATTCGTTCGCTGGGAAAGATGAATTCCCCGCAATCGTATTGACACCACCAGTTCCGATGGATGTAAACCAGATTGATGCATTTTTGCCGAAAAGTGACGATGAGGAATCAGAGGATAAAATTCCCAAGTTCACGTTTAAAGCAAGAATAGTTGGACCCAACTCGCCCCATCAGTTTTTACCCGATCCTTGTGATCAAAAGGTCTTGAAGGATTTAAGGCAACAACAAAAAGCTCAAGACATCCTTGACATGCACACGACCGTTATAGCGATAAGTGCAACAGAAAAACCAAGCCTTGGAGACGTTGTTACAATAAAGCTTGAAGGTGGCTCCTTTTCTTACAACTTGCAAACAGCTACGTTCGTTAGACTTGTTTCTTCCGAAGACGAGACTATAAAGAACCTTTTGGGATCACAAAAAAACGAGTGTAAAATTGGGCTAAGTAATCTTTTTGCTACTGGCTTTATCGGCCAATCAGTGGGTCCAGATTCAAGTAAAGTAAGGACTTCTTTTCCAAATATTTGTAATTATGTTATTGATTATACCGACACTGCTGTCTCTGCGGGGATTCCCAAAGAAATAATGGCAGCATTTGTCGCTGTAGAAAGTAATGGGAATAATTTAGCTGTTCGTTTTGAACCGCATCTATTTAATGGGAGTCAGGTAGAAACAAGAGGAGATGCAAACAGGACTATGCCATATACTCCAAATGGTTCTGGTTTTTCATCAGTGGCTTCCGAAACAAACAAGGCGGCATTTGAAGCAGCTTTCAGACTAAACAAGAAGAGAGCAATTGAAGCAACCTCGTTTGGATCCGTGCAAGTTTTAGGATCACATTTGCTGAGTTTATATAAAGGTGACCCAGATGAAGCCAAGGATGCCTTTTTTAATCAAAATTCGTCAGACTCAGCAATTTCTAAAAAGCTTGTGATTAGTTGGTTTAAAGAAAACAGCAAAGCAGTTATGGCTGCCAACAAGGGTGACTTTGCAGAATTAGCAAGGCTTTACAACGGAACCAGTTACGCTGAGAACGCTTATGATGTAAACATCAAGAATGCTTCCGACAAGGCTAAAAAATGTAATTCAGGAGCCACCAGTGCCTAAATCAAAAAAAATAAAAATCTTTAATGATGAAAAGTTTAATAAAAACAAGAAAGACATCTTTAAGAGAGCACAGGAACTAAATGAATCCGTCTTAGGATTAGATGGCTCAAACCCCACAGCACAGCCTCTAAATAAAAGTGGTGTGTTTGGTGGCGACACTTATGAGCCAAAGGTAAAATACAACTTCTCTCCAGGTGATAAGGTAATCAATAACGGCAATGCCTACATCACATTCGGCAAAGACCGCCCTTCTGGCAAAGCGTCAGGCTTTGGCGGACAAGGCGCAACAGGCGCGAATGCAATCGACATAGTAGTGGGTCGCCTCTCATCTGCTCCCAAGCCAGATGGGGCAATAGCAGATAACAGCTTTTCAGCAGACGCCGCGAGGGTCTACATAAGCCAACTTACCAACATTGACTTCAACTTTGGCATCGATCCGGGCAAGTCTGGCTATATGGAGGGGCGCTCTGCGATCGGAATAAAAGCTGACGGCGTTCGTGTTATTGGTCGAGAGGGTGTCAAGATTGTCACAGGTCGCTCAAACAACGCCACAGGCTTCGCAATGAAAGGCGAGACTAACTCTCTCGGTGGAAAGATTTCACAACCTGCTCCGCTTATTGAATTAATAGCAGGAAACAACACAGAGCCGACTTTTGAAATTGGTGGTTTATTCAATGGCGGTACAAGAATAGACAAGATTCAGGGCGTCGCCATGGGGCAGAACACCACCGAGGCATTAAGAGGATTATCAGACTTGATGACAGACATGTTGAGCTTGGTGAAGATAAAATCTAATGCTCAATTTGGATTCAACACAGCATTAAGTTTAATAGCTTCGTTGCCTGCGCCTTTGGCTGGACCTGCTTGCGCTGCCGCATACGCTGTCTATAATGGCTCACACCTAAAGAGCAACTACAACATGTACCAATTATTCATCGATAAAGCTATTTGGGATGTGAATTACCTACAGCCTTATGGCAAGCGCTACATCGAAAGCAGAAACGTCAAGACAACCTAATTATTGGGATAGGAAAACTAATGGCTCAATCAAAATTTTTAAAGCACCAAGACAAAAATGGTGACTTGCTTATAGACAAGTGCGAGGTAGAACTACCGGGAACCGAAGAAAAGGTCTGTCTTGATTGTGTACCTAATCCAAACGCTGTTCTAACTGATTGGAAAGGCTTGGACATAGACACTCCGCGATTAAACGAGCGGACTTGTAACTATGAAGTAGCTGTCACAACAAGATTCTTAACTACTGGTGGGCAGGATGCTTTAAGCCCAGAGGACGCGGGCACCGCTTTAGACGAAAAGTTTGAAGATTACAGAGATGAGGCCATCAACTCTCTGCTGGATAACTACAGTAAAGATGACGGAATTTTATCATTTACCAAAATGAGAGAGGCGATTGTTTATAAAGATTGGGATCTAGAGGCAAGACCGCTTTCAAGACTTAAGCTTCTTTATTCTGTCCCCTTTGATGTCTTAGAGAGCATAGAAGAGGCAGACGAAGACAATGAAGATGATGTAGAAAACGGCCCCATAAGCGTCTCCTTCTTGGCTTCAGAGCTTGTTCAGATGAACATAAGAGTAAGAAAGGGTTTAAACCTCTACTCTCGTTACGCCAAAGTTTCGCAAGTGCTTGACGATGAAACTCTAGTCTATGTTGATGACAACAGACCATTTGACCCAGGAGTCTATGGTGATCTTGGGTTCTCAAGAACTTCTCTTATGTCGCGTGTTGCTATAGAATTGGACCAGTTCTTGGTTGCTCGTGGTTACAACCTCCCCAGCGTCGGTGCTGGAATATTTAAAGATAGGGTGGTCAAGCTAAAATTTAATTTTACAACCGAGAGAAAATTAAAGAAACTTTCCATTTTTACCGCTGGATGTCGGGAGAAACCTATTGTCTTTAAAGGACGTAAGATCTCTGCTCTCAATAGAAAAGAGTCATTCAAAGATAAGACAGCGATGGGTTACCTTGCGAATCTACGCAACATGGACACAGGCTTAACAGCTAGACAGCCAGATCCTTTTGTAAAGTTTTTAAAAGATTACACATACCCACAAATCGATGTAATTAACTCCACGGTCTTGGTGAACACCCAAGCTCAGCAAACTGCTACTTCCTGTGTGGGTGATGCGCTTGCCAATGAGGGCAAGCAGATAGGTCAGGACATTCTTGATGAAGTTTTGAACATTGCTGATGTTCTGGCTTACCAATTTCACAAGAACATTTGTAAGAGATCAGAAGAAGAGCGCAGAAAAGAAGCCGTCGCAATGGGCGAGAGCTTTGACCCAGATCTGCCCATTGACAATTATTTGCCTGTTGGCAAAAACAATCCGCTTGCTATTATGGCGAAAAATCAAGCCTTCAGACAGCTTGAGACAAATGATAATGTTTTTGTAAGAATGTGCGGAGAGATGCTGCAAGGTAAAGAACTAGATCTCTCAATCGATGTTCGTAGCTTGTATAATGGTGTTTTCGATCCGATGAAGATTTGCGGACTTCTTGATTTCTTGCTTGAAGCACTTCAGTGTCTATTCAAGGGGCTTACGCTTGAACAGGCGCTAGCAAGAGCAATTCAGGCAGCGCTCAAAGCGATGTCGGTAGAAAACTTTGGTGTTCTATTCATTGGTCTTCCTCCCGAAAAGCAAGCAGAATTGGATGCACTTGTGAAACAGAAACTGGAATCAGGTAATCTCTTTGGAGAGCAAACCAATGCAGAGCTACTTTCAGATGCTACAGCACCATCCTCAACTCGCCCCGGCGCAGCAGGTTCCGGCGCTCCTTTGTTTGGAGAGATAAATATAATCAAACCTTGGGAAGACCAAGGCTACATTGATCGCGAAAGAGAAAGAATGGTCCCAGGTCCTTACGAGGGAAGCACTCCGTCAAGCAGATCTGTTCAGCCACCCGGCGGCTCTGTAATTCGCAGGTCGCTTGGTAAGGACTACGACAACCCAGCAGCCTTAGCAGGACCCCAGACTCCCATAGCAGATGCCATTGCTTCCGTTCAAACAGAAGCTAAGCAAAAGCTGAGTCCAGATCAGATAATGGAGGCTTATTTACTAGCTATTGTCGAAACCTACACTGACAACTTGCTTGGTCTGGTCGATCTCCTTAACAAATTCCCTGGTGCAGAGATAATTTCTAAGGTGATAGCCCTATTCGACTGTCCCCGCCCACCGTTATTTACACCAAGCGTAATGGATTTCTTAAAGGACATTGAGCTTCCTTTTTGTAGAAATATGAATGACATAACGCTCCCTATGATAAATAATCCTTTTGCTGTTCTGAATCTTGACGTTCTGAAGCTTCTGGCAGACGCTGCTAAGATAGCAATTCAACAGGCGATTGTGTCAGTCCTACTCAAGCTCATAATAAAAGTTTGTGAAATTATTGGCAGCGCAATTTGTAAAGCCATTGAAACAGCAGGCTCAATTGTCGCAGGACTACCAGAAATTCTTACAGGCAGAAACACTGTCAAAGACATTTTGCGGGAGTCCATCTGCGGTCCTACAGCCGATGAAGGAGCATTAGACGACACCATTGTAGATATGTATTCTCTTCTCGGCGGCGCCGGCGCTGAGATGGCTAACAGAGAACGAGTTCTGGCGCTCAACGAGGCAATCGCCTCATCAGTCACAAGAAGAGAGTTAATAGAGGCGTCTATGGGAGATCCGTCTGAATCCTTCTTGACTCTTGTAGATAGTCTAGTGGAATTTGAATTCCCCGAATTCCGTGGCGCATTCGCAAACAGAAGTGACATCGGTAATTTCTTTAGAAACTTCGGCAACCTGCTCCCAGCAGAGTTCCGAGATCAATCAGAACAATTTTTGGATTCTTTGGACGAAGACGATCAAATGCCAGCAAATCCAAGCCTTTGCGCCTCACCAGAGCAGATAGAAGAATTCTGCTCTTTGAGGTCTCAGATTCTTGATGGAAGAGCATCACCAGAACAAATAGCCCAACTATGCCGACCCGGTGAGGAGTTCGGTGACATTGCAGGCATTATCCAAAATGGAATTCCAAACACATTA